CCTGGTGAGCTTCTGTATCTCGCCGACGATGGTAAGGTGAGTAACCTGAATGTTGGTGGTAACCGAGTTCAGATTGGAAGGGCTCTGTCCGCTGTGGACAGTAACGGTTTCTTGAAGATTCGCGTTGAAATCTAACTAAGGAGAGTTGAAAATGCTTAAGCGTTACAGCAACAAGTCGCAAGCAGCTCTTCGTGCTACTGCGAATCCAGATTCCGGTGTTCGTGATGCTGCTCAAAGAGCATTCGCGGCTGAACTTCAGTCGCCTCTGCGTCAGGGCGTATTCGATCGCGACAATCTTGGTGACATCTACGAGAAGCAGGTTCTTGCTCCCGGTGCTCAGGCCAACTATCCGTTGGACTTTGTGAAGCCAGGTGAAGAGGACAACTTCAACGCCTTCACGATGCCGAAGCAGGGTCGCGTCCCTGAGCGTCACGTGGAAGGCGACGAGCTTTGGGTGCCTACGTTCCGTGTTGCTAATAGCATCGACTGGGACATTCGGTATGCCGAAGAGGCTCGTTTCGACGTCATCATGCGTGCTATTCGCGTCTATGAGGCAGGCTTTGTTCGTAAGATCAACCAGGACGGATGGCGTACTCTTCTCGCTGCCGCTGACGGTCGCGGACTGGTCGTAACCACTGGTGGTGGTGCTCCGTTTACGGGCAACACTGTCACTGGTACTGCCCCGTTGACTCCGGTTCCTGGCGGCGGACAGTTCACGAAGGAACTCATTAGTCGTATGCGTACGGCAATGGTTCGTGGTGCTGGCGGCAACGGCAACAGTGGACGTTTGACTGACGTTTATCTGTCGCTCGAAGCCATGGAGCACATTCGTGCATGGGACACTGACGAGATTGACGAGTTCACTCGTCGTGAGATCTTCGTATCTCGCGAGTACGGACTTGCTTCGATTTACGGAGTGGTCCTTCACGAGATGACCGAGTTTGGCCAGGGTCAGGAGTACGAGAACTACGTTGTCAATACTCTTGGTCGTGCTCACCAGACCGTTTCTTCGGTTGCTCTTCAGGAGTTCTGCATCGGTCTTGACTTGTCCACTATGGACTCGTTCGTGATGCCGATTCGTAAGGAACTGGAGACGTACGAAGATCCGGCTCTGTATCGTCAGCAGAGAGCTGGCATCTACGGATGGATGGAGCATGGTTTTGCCGTTCTCGACCCGCGGAGAGTTTTGCTCGGGGAGTTTTAGGATAATTCTAAAACTCTTGTTAGTGAATTCTAACAGTTAGTTTACTCCTTGATGGATAAATTTTCATCAAGGAGTTTTTTATGTCTACAGATTTTGAATCATTAGCGAAGCGTCTCGAAGATCCTGAAAATTCTATTAAAGTAGTTTGGAGCACTCCAGAAGAGCTGGCGGAGCAAGTTATTGGACTCTATAGACAGAAGGGTAATGGTGGGTGGATAGCCGAGAAACTTGGTATCACTAATTATATGGTGTACAAGTGCTTGCGGGCTAATGGTATAGAGCCAAAAAAAGTTGGTGGAAAAGAAAAGCATTCTGTTAAGAAGATGGTAGACATGTATAAAGACGGAATGTCTACATCGCAGATAGCAAAAGAATTAAATATGAATCATGTTTCAGTGTGGGAACGTTTGAAGAAACATGGTAATGGGATTATGTTGTCACAAGCGGATTCTTGTAGAAAGTTTAATTCTAAGATTGTCGGTCGCGATTATCTCGATATAGTCAAAAGATACAAAGAGGGCGAATCATCTTCTGATATAGCTAAAGATTACGAAGTTCATAAAACCACTATTACGAAGATTTTGCATGATTTTAATGTTCCTATTCGTGATATGCATGGATCTAATAACCATCAGTGGAAAGGCGGTCGAGTAAATCTTAACAAGCTAATTCGTAATTCTTCTATCTATGTTCAGTTTCGTGATGATATTTTGAAAAGCCGAGATTACACATGTGAAGTTAGTGGTGACAGGGGAGGTAGGTTGAACGTTCATCATAAGATATTCTTTTCTAAATTGATTGGCGATTTTTTGGATGCTAATCCAGACTTGGATTGGGAAGACGAAAGCAAGCGTCAGTATTTATATAATCAAATCGAGGTCTTTGCACCTTTTTGGGACGAGTCAAATGTTATAGTGATTCGAGAGGACCTTCATAAGGCCATTCACCAATGTCTTGGTAAGGACGATGATTAGTGTACTTTCATACGGGTAATTAAGTGGGCGAGTTGCAGCGAAGAGATGCGAAAGGTCGGTTTATGACGGATAGAGATAATCGTCCGGAACTATTTGAGAGACTTGGTCGTCTTGAAGGAGTGATGGACCGACTGGAACAGACTATTGAAGTTTTTGGACGTAAAATTGATGCGAGTCAAAAACCTCAATATATGTTAGCTGCTACTATGGTTACAGTTGCCGCACTTTTGATCGGAGCGGCGGCGTGGGGGCCATTACAGACTCAGGATAATCATAGCGAGAGAATTGATAGAATAGAAGGCAATTTCAATGATCATCGTGCGGAAAAGGGGCACGCTGGAGTAGTAGAAAACGTTGAAGCAATTGAGAAGCAATTAAACGATATTTCCAACAAAGTGATTATTCTTCAGAAAGATAAATGGACAAGAGCTGATCATGTAACCTACGTAAAACCTCATTTAGATGACCTTTTAAGGGAAGTGGCAGAATTATCTACTAAGGTAGATTTCCTTATTAAGGATAGGGATGAATAATGTCCGGCGAAACTAAAACACTTCTTGTGGGCTCGAACGCAGCTCAATTGGACATCTTTTTGACAGATGCGAATTCTGCCTCCGTTAGCGGACACTTCGTTGGATTTAAGCTGGTTGATGCCGCAGGCATGCAGGCGGCCAGCGGCGTGGCGGCAAATCCTTCTCTTGGTAAGTATACAGGAACAGGAGTTATTCCGGCAGGGTTCGAGATTGGCAACTGGCGAGTAGAATGGGACATCATCACGGCGGCGATGACTCATTTGCAGGCTACTGAACAATTCTGTGTACAAGATGTAAATGTAAAGATAGGATTTGTGCCTGGCTCTGATAAAACAGGGTCAATTTATGAGGCAGTCCGGATCGATCTGGGAGATCCAGACGGCATCGTGTTCGATGATGGATTTTTGTCGAGAGCACTGACAAAGGCAACTCGGAGACTCAATCAAAAGCTCGGCACGGCGGTAGCATTCCGAGGACCAACGGGGATTGAAGGTCAGTTCGGTGGCAGAAGAATCCGCGTCACTCCTATTGTTGTTGATATCGAGGCTGGTACGTTGACGCCAAACAATGACGAGGTTTGCGACCTTGTGATCTTGCAGATGGAATATATCATCGTATCAAGTGAGATTTCAGCACTTAAGAGACTCGGTGCGTCTGTTGGTAGCGGACCATTTGCTTCTCTTGCACAAGCAGCTTCGCGAGATGGAATCAGCGTAACAAATGCAGATAATGTGAATGTTACCATTCAGGGCGGTCGTCTGAATGCTCGTGTTAATCTCGCTAAGTTTGATGCTGAGATGCGTAAGCAAGAGTTAGATGAAGCCATTAAGGCATTCCTGAGCCGGAACAGTGGTAACTTCGGAAAGATGGTGTGGTAATGAGGCCATATGGACTCAAGTTGGATAATCGTGGACCATACTGTTATTGCTGCAACTCCCCTGATTGGGGAGCCAGGAAGAAAAATCGAAAGACGTACAAGTCTCGGGAACGTCAGAGGACAAAGAAAGAATTACGTAAGTGGTATTAGTTCACTATAAAGAACCAAACGGGATTTTGTATATAGGTTCCTACAAGATTCACGGTAGTCATACAGGTATGCCGCCCACAGATGTTGATATGCACACTTACAAGATGAATCGTAGAACTTGTTTAAAAGAGGCTACGTATAGGGAGGCATATCTCAAGCTTTTGTTTGAAAAGCCCTTTAGTATGATTGCTTTTACTTATAAAGAGCTTGGAAAGATCACTCCCGAAGTTGTTCTCGACAGGCTTATCAAAGAGATAGATATTGAGGGTCCTTTTAAGAATCGAAGGGCTAAGGTGCTTGCTATCAAGAAAGCGATTGTTGAAGCGAGCAAAAGGATGCATCTCTAATGTCTTTAAGGCTCGGTACAGCAGGACAGGTTTTTGGGGTCAATGTTGACTCTATTGGGATTGACACCTCCGAACGAGGGGGCGTTCTGTCTTATACCACTGTATCTGGAATTCAAGCACTTAGGTATCTGGCAAATCCCAGTGGGTCTTTTCCTATTGGTATTCAATACAATGATATTGAGTTTATCGAACATGATCGTGAGCCTTATCCCAAGAGGTACAGAAGAACCGACGAACCTCTTGCGATTGTTGGTGTCATAACTGACGGAGAAGTTGTTACTGACTGGATTCATGAAGTGGGCACTATTAAGCAAGGCGACAAAGCTTATGTAGGGCCGAGCGGGACTATTACAAACTCTACGGCTTTTGGCAGATTAAGAATTGGTACTTTCTTGACTCCTGTCACTTCGAATCCGAGACTTTTAACATACCAAGGATTGGGATCTTCAAGAGAAAAAATAGATCCAATTTCCAAACAACGTGTATTTGTTAATAATCCGGCAGATAGAGTTTTTGTACTTTCTCCGGGGCACGCCAAGGTACGAATCAATCAGTCTCATTTCGGCAGAGGATAGTAATGATTTTAGAAGCTTCACTGCAAGACTTCTCGGCTGGAAGTGGCGTAATTCCTGGAGGCTTTTTGGAAAGCATTTACCATTCGTTCATGGATGATGCTTTTGTTGAGCTTGGAAGAAATATTGTTATTCATCTACCGCCCGCGGTAGAGCAAGATGTTACTACTCAGGGTCAACCACAGTCCGCTCAATACAACCCCTTCTTTGGTCGCGTGGTAGCACCCCAAACAAATACGCGAGGAACAGGCACAAGAGTTACGCCCCGAGATGTCATTTATACAGCACAGATTCGTATAGGGCCCACCAAAGAGGGTGATGATATGAAGGGTATTGGAGATCTTAAAGCCAATCAGGCGGCAATTACGCTGCCTATCGAGGCACTGAATCACGTCAAGGAAGCCCTTTCTTTTACGGTAGAGGGGCGAAGATATAGTCTTCATGAGACGCGTCCAATTGGATTTTCTGAGAGACGATATATTATTGTAAAGCTTGACGAAATCAACGAACAGGATATCGCCCTGGGCGAGAACGACGGATAATGAATAAAGAGTGCGGGGTTTGTGACATTACCAAAGACTTGAAAGATTTTAAGCAAGATTCCAGTGGAAGGTATGGCGTAGGAACAATAGGTCTGATTCAGTAAAAACCAATCCAAAGAATTGGCTTGCGTGTCACAAATGTACAGATCGAAATCAAGAGTTGTGGAGAAGTTTTGATTTCGGCATACTTTGCTTGAAATGCAATAGATCCCTGCCAACCCAAGATAGAGCCGATTGGCTTAAAGGATTAGTACAATATATAGAGGTATCTTGCAATGTCTCTTAGTTTTAAACGTAGAGCACAGCTCAAGCTAAATTACAAATTTTTTCTTGATCACCACTTTTTACGAGAGGGTTGCTTCTCAAACGTTGGCAGCGGGCAAATGTTCTACGATGGAAATGACATGAGCTTACTGTTGCCTGATACTGAGGCTCATAAACAGCTTGTAGGAGTTGGCGTAGGTCAAGTTTGGCAGTCTCCGTTTAGGGAGTGGATCTATGAATCTGGAGTTCCTATTGATGGAACGAATGTAGTGGTTCCGCCGACTCTTGCGTCAGGAATTTTTGTTGAAGGTGCTTTTCGTGCGGCGAATGATCCCACGTTTGGTCATACTATTGATTATCTCAATGGAAGAATCATTTTTAACAATCCTCAATCACTTGGTCTAAAGGTTCAGGCAGAATTTGCATATCGAGAGGTTCGTATAGATTTTGAGCATAGATTTAACCAGCAAGCCAGAGATGGTTTATTGGAAAGTCAGTATATGACAAACCCCTTGACTTCTATGCAGATTGTCTATCCATCTGGAAATGCTTATCCATTCCCTGCAATTTTCATTGAGGTTGATCGTCGTACTGCTGAGCCTTATGAGCTTGGTAATAGAAGCTTGGTTACAACAGACACAGTTAATCTTCATATCTGGGCTCTCGACGATATGACGAGAGATAATATCGTTGATGTGCTTACGGGACAGGATAGAAAGTCAGTGCCATTAATTGACTTTAATAAGATGCCACTTCCTCTTTCCGGAATACTTAATGCGATTTCTCCAGAGTATCATCCTTACCAAGAGCTTGTTAGAAATAACGTTACGGTAACTACCGTAGGATCAGGTGTTCCGATCAGACTGATATCTTACATTGATGAGTCTGTCGCCAGAAATATGCCCGCTGACGAGGAATACGAAAAGGCTATGGTGCAATATCAGGTCGTAACTTATCTTAATGCACCTACTACGCCACTCGGGCACGTATTTAGTCCTATCAGGGAATTGCCACCGCTTGGGGATACTGCCATTTAGTGTAGTAATAGGCGGTGTACACTGTTTTTGCAAGCGTGCTTGCAGGGGGAAATAAGAAATGGTAACCAACAATCGTGTCTTTTGGGCGATTGAGCAAGTCGCTATCAAGGATAATGCGGCAGCGGCAACTTCGACGGTTGCCCCACGCAACTCCCGTGAATACGCGAACGGCCCTCTCGCCTCTGGAATTGATGAGGTCGGCGGCGTATGGGAGGTCCCCCGAGGGCTTCAGTCTGCCGGCATGACAACAAACTTTAATCTGGAGCAGGTGTTCCAGATTGGTCAGGTTGAGCTTTACGAATACTCGGAAAGACAGCCTGATATTGAGATGACGCTTTCGAAAGCCATTGACGGTGCAAAGCCTCTCTTCTTCATGGTAACTGATCCTACTCAGCAGAACGACATTATTGCTCGTACTAATGTGTACCGGGTTGATGTCGCGATGCAGATCTATCCTGACAGTCAGTTCCGTGCAACCGGACGTCCTATCTCTATTGTTACGGCTTCTGGAATGTATGTGTCGAATATTTCATATACGTTCCCGATTGATGGATTCGTAACGGAAGATATTACTCTGGTTGGCAACGACAAGATCTGGGGCACATTCCAGGCGATCTCTGGTATTACTGCTGGCCATAATGGTGGCCAGGGTGGTGGAGAGCCTTTGGTAATTTGGCCAGATGATGCTCTTGGCAATAATCCAAATGCTCCTGAAGGTCTTCCTTCTGGTCACTTCGGTAACGACGGCTTGACTTCAACTTTGGTTGAAGGTGGTGCTGCCGAAATTGCAGGTGGAAACGATCGATTCGGCGTCATAGTGGTCGGTTCTGGTATCCAGCGTCGCGAAGAAGTCGATATTCGTCGTTCGGTTCTCCCGGACGATATTCCAGGCGTTACAACTTTTGTCGCTTCTGGCGTCGACAACGCATTTGTGAATGGTGGATTTGGTACTCAGGGACCGGGAACGGCTGGCGGTGTCAGTCAGTTGATTGGTGATGCCAATACGGATAATATCGCTGAACATGTTCAGACGATCACTGTTTCTGCCACTATCGGTCGTGACGATATCTTCGAGCTTGGATCGAAACGTCCGTTTGCCAAGGTTGTTTCCTTCCCCATTGAAGTGACGACAACTATCGAAGTTATCACTGCTCAAGGCGATTTGATTGATGCTACTTCGGCGATCGACTGTGGACCCGACAACACTCAGTCCAGTCAGTCCGTCATTATCAGAACTTGTGACGGTCTTCAGGTTGACCTGGGTGACACGAGCCGCTTGACAAGCGTTGATATGGCCGGCGGAGATGCCGGTGGCGACAATATGACCGTCACTTACAACTATACGACCTTCAACGTGTTTAACGTGTCTCACGACTTTTATCAGCCGAACCATCGCATCGTGTTGTTCGAAACTGGAAACAGTCGATTCAACGTGGGTGGCGACTCGTTTAAGCGAAGCGACTTCGGATTGTTCTAATCAACCTTTAAGGTTTGAAAATAGCCTACTCAACCCATTAGGGTTGAGTAGGCAGGTATAGGTAAATTGGGTGTAGGAAGTTTTAGTAAACAGATTCCAGCACCCGTGTAGGGTGCTTTTTTAATGGACGTCACTGAAGCCATCCAAGAGCTTTTATGGGACAAGAGGTATGAGGTCATTCCGGACCACATAGAATCTCCTTTTCCCACGGTTTTGCTGCGAGACTTGAATATCGAAGATCAGAATTTTCGTATCTTCCAAAAGAAGAAGTTTCGTAAATTAGCTATTGATCAAGGCGTTCGAACTGAAGACGAAATCATCAGCGACGCACGTATGGGGGGTATATGGACGGAAGACGACGAGGACGTGTTTTCCAAAGGCGAAGAGCATATTAAGTTTCTTGAGGGAGAGATTGAGAGACATAAGAGATTACGAGCCAAGGTAAAGAAACTAAAGAAGGCCGTAAAAGACACTAAGGCGAAGATTCGCTTGGTACGCGATCAAAGAGATCGGCTCGTTATGAACTCTGCCGACTACTACGCACACGAACAAAGCATTTACGCCGTACTACCGCGAGTAGCACTAAAAGAAGACGGTACACCGCTATGGGATAGTGATGAGGCATACCTTGCATGCAAGAGTCAGTATCCCAATTTTTGTGCCTACTTGGGACATAGGTTGGTGATCCAAGACCTTTGGCAGGCCGAGAAAATTCGACGGGTTGCCAAAAATGCAGAATGGCGGCTCATATGGAATGCTGGTCGCGAGAATATCGCCGGCCTATTTCGTCGCCCCTTGTGTGATTTCAATCTTAACCAGAAAATGCTTCTGTACTGGAGCCGTGTGTACGATTCAGTTTATGAAGATCCTGAATGTCCTGAAGCTGACATCATTGATGATGATGAGAAGCTTGATGATTGGTTGGCTAATAGGGATATCAAGCGTAAGGAAGACAAGTCATCTTCTACAAAAGACAAGAAGTTTAAGACTGGTAATGATCATCATGAACGAATGATGATTCTTGATGGGTACTATGTCGAAGATTGTACCTGCGGTGCTCTTTCAGAAAGAGGCAAAGGTCTTGGTGAAATTCGAAAGCATGATGATGTTTGTCAATATGGTACTTGGCGAGATTACACGAGAGAAGAAAAGGATGAAATTGCTGAACGGATTTATGGAAGAAATCCTGCTAAAATTCGCGGCATAATGAATTCGCAGCAAGCTGCTGTTGAAAAAAGGGGAACAGTTGAAGAGCATCATTTAAGAGATAGAAAATCTCGGGAGATGATAGGTGCTAAAACCAACGTGATTCCAGTGTACAAGAGATGAAAAAGAACAAATCACAAGAACAATTAAGTGCAAGTTTAAAGCGACGACTCAATCACTTAATGGTTACTACTCTGTCTAAGTTTGAGGATGCATATCCCGATCTTCAGAGACAAGATGATGCCCGTCGTTTTAAAGGCACCGTTAGGACTGTATTCAATGAGGCTATCCGTGCAACTTCCGATGAGCTAACGGATTACGAGATTGATTTTCGTCCGTTAAGAGTGACCGATAGTGCGATAACTCTCACTCGCACTTTCATGGAAACTGTTCAAAAAGTTGATTTTACTCTACTTAATGACGTGCCATGTATTGAGATTCACGCTGGGTTGAACAAAGTATCCGTATTGAACGCCATAAGGGCGGAGCTTGAAGGCGGGATAGTGTATAAAAATGATGAAGATCTTGTCTTGAGTATTGCTGGTGTGGACGACTGCGTTGAAGTCATACCGGCTTTTGATAAGTATCGGATGCTTCCGGATGTTCGGGAGCGGTATAGGGACTGGCGTGAAAACGTAGTTAAGCTTTACAGGAATAGGAAATGACGAATCAATTTAAGGCAATTGACCGATTTGGTGCAGAGATAAATTTTCAGATCATTGAGCCCACGATGCTAATTGATTCTGAAGGTGAGATTCAGTACAGGGTGGCATTCTCTCATGCTATTCAGATGGGTATTCTTACTCGCGATAAAATGCGAGAGATTCTAAAGGATAAGGGAATTCTGACTGCTGAAGATGACAATAAGTTTCAGACTGCACTGAGAGAGGTTGGAAATCTTGAGGTTCAGCTCGGTAAGGCACAGCTTGAATCAGAAGAAAGTAACTGTGCCGCTATTGCGACGAAACTGTTTGAGGCACGCAATAGAATGTTTGAGCTGTTCATGGTTGTTAACAATGCTTTTATGAACTCCGCAGAGGGATACGCGGAGCTTATTAAGCAAGAAGCGGTAATGGCAGCCTGCACTCGTATTGGTGGTACTAATCAAAGATATTGGAAGAACTATAAAGAGTACGTTAAAGAGAGAGATGGCGAGACAAGATCAACAGTCGTCGAAGAGCTTCAGAAAGCTTACGATATTGTAATGTCAGACAAAAGCAAGAAGTTGGTTGAGGATTGTCCTGAAAGCAAATACCTGAAGACGGTTGCCGAAAGGATACTTGATCGTGCGGTAGAACAAGGAAAAGAGGCCGACGCGATTGTGAAGAGTAGGGTTGAGGAGGTGGTTTCGGATGAACCAGGCGACGTTTCAACTGAAACTGGTGGGGGCACCGCAGAGAGCGATAAGGGAAGCCCTTCTGAGAGGGTGGAAGAGGATGCTGCCAAGACTCGAAAGATGGATGAGCAACCAGTTAGTTGATGCACTGATTAATGGCGGTATGGGAATAGAGGGAATAGCCCAGACTGAACTTTATAGATTCATTACCAGTCCGCAGGGACTAAGTGAGCTTGGTATCCCAGCTTCAGAGCCGCCTAAGTTACTGGAAGCATACAAGAGAGCCTTCAAGACAAAGGTGACGGCGAGAACGGTTAGATTGAGATTTGGTGATGTGGAAGTGCTGAAGAGCATGACGCCACATCCATTTAGTGGAAGAGGAAAACTGACTACAAAGTCATGGATGGAGTGGGTGCTTTTTGATCGTGTAGTGAGCAGTTTTGGTTTTGTGCCAAGAGAAAAGATTTCTCGTGGAGGACAGAAGTCGATTAGACTTCGAGCACCGCTTGGTGGTTTGATGCTTCAGTCTCCTACACTTGGCAGTTCTGGATTCTGGTCATTTCCTATCGAGTTTGTAGACTTCGAGAAGAAGTGGGTGGCCAAGAACGAGTTCGCCATAAAAGGTGCGATCATCAACAAAGCATTCAACCTTTTGCAGAGGGAGCTTAGGTAATGGCCGCTGTACAACTTGATGCCATACTAAGACTGACTGGCGTTCAGGTTAATCAGGCTGTTTTCAGACAGCTTAGTCAGCTTACTGCCGGTATCAATGTTAACCTCAAGCAAACCGTACGTCACACTGATGATGTAAATCGTCAGATGCAGAAGGCTAATAAGACTACTGCTGTAACCGCCCGCAATGTTGGATCAATGTCCAATGCGGCAAGAACGTTTTTGCAGCGTATGGCTCAGTTCGCCGTGCTATTGCCAGCTTTTGCAACTCTTAATCGTTCTATTCAAGGCGGTGCCAAGTTTCTTGTGGATTTCGAGCAACAGCTTCTGAAAATTATCCGAATTGATATTCAGGGTCTTAGCGATCAGTTTGGATTCTTGGCCGAGAACATCTTCCGTATCGGTATTAATCTTGGTGCCAGCGTAGAAGAGGTTGCGGATACTGTCAGGGTATTCAAGCAGGCTGGCTTCAGTATTGAAGAAGCGTTTGAAAATGCTGAGAAAGCCACGTTGGCTTCTCAGGTTACTACTTTGGGGCTGGCTCAGGCACAAGAACTTTTGATTCAGGTATCCAAGCAGTTCCGCGACGAAGTAGAAAACACATCTGTAGCAGTTGACGTCTTGGCCAAGGTCGAGGACTCTGCTGCTGTTAACGCCCAGGATGTGGCAGAAGCCTTCCGTACTGGCGGTAATGCTCTGGCCGAGTTCGCCAAGAGCTTCGAAGACTCTGTTTCGTTGGTTGCCGCTCTTACTGAGCAGACACGTAAGTCTGGACGTGAAGTCGGTACATTCTTTAAGACTTTGCAGACTCGACTGTTCGCTGCTGGCGAAGCCCGAGATGCGGTAGAGGGACTGGGAGTTTCTGTTGAAAATCTTGATGGTTCACTGAGACCCACCCTTGACGTTCTTAATGATTTGAAGACGGCCTTTGACGGTCTTACTGAGGCCCAAGCAGCCTCGGCCGCTAAGTCTATTGCCGGTGTTCGTCAGTTTGAGTCTCTGACTGCTACCCTCAATTCTCTTGAGCGTGCAAACGAGCTGACAGCCATAGCGTCAGAAGCTCAGGGCACTTCCGATGAGAAACTTGCAGTAGTACAGAAGGGACTTGGCTTCCAAATTCAGCAGACAATTGGCGAGTTTCAAAAGCTGGCGGGTGTTCTTGGTCAGTCAGGAATTCTTGATTTCTTCCGTAGTGCGGTAGAAGCAGCTAATCAGCTTGCCAAAGGATTGCAGGCCATTGTTGGTCTTGCTGACGGACTCGGTGCGTCTCTTGGTCCGCTTGGTCTCGTAGGTGCAGTAGCCGCAGGTCGTTCTATATTCGGTGCCCGCGGATCTGGTGGATCTGGTGGCGGGGGTGGCAGTAACTTCAAGGGCTTTAACCAGCAGCTCGGTCGTGCAGTAACTCAGATCAACTTGCTTAATACTACTTCTGCTACTCAAGTAACCGCGAAGCGTAGATTGATTGGAGCTGCGATCCAGGCTTCCGATGCATTCAATACTACGGCTGGCAAGGTTGGCTTGATAGCTGCCGCTATGGTAACACTAAATACAGTTACCAAGGTTCTGACCGACAGGTTTGGAGAGAGTGACAGCGTATTTGGTGACACTCTGAAGAGCTTTGATGACATCGGCTCAAACGCCCTAAACACAGGCTTATCGTTCGGACTGATCAGTGCGAAGGCCGGTCTCGTTGCGGGTTCCTTCACTGCCATTATTCAAAGTGGTACTGATCTTGCCAAGTTCTTTGAGGAGCGTAGTCAGCAGCTTGCTGATATTGAGGAAAATGAAAGAACTGCACAAGCACTAAATGAATTCAGACGAAGTGCATTGCAAGGTGGAGAGGCATTTGCCGACATTGAAAATGCACTATCCCGAACTGTTGACGCTTTTGGCAACTTTGATCCCGATGAATTCGTCAAACTATTAACAGAGAACATTGAGCTTGATCCAGACAAGGCGGGGTTGTCCCCACAGGTTCTTGAGCAAATTGCTCGAAGCTCCTTGGGTGCCCAGATTCTACCTCAGATTGCCGACAAGCTTGCAGAGCAAAGATTGGGTGGAGCTGATGCCGCACAAGAATTCATTGACGGCTTTGATAATGCTCTACGTGATGCAGACGTAGATCTTAGCGGCGTTAACCGTGCAGTCTTCTTGATCCGGAACTTGTTTGCTCAGATTGGTGATGATGTCATTCGTCCACTCAATACGGTTGAGACGGCAACAGGAGCTGTCCAGCGTCGTCTTGATAGTCTTGAGTTTGATCAAAATGTGGTTAGGCCGCTTGCCAACCTTCGTAACGTTGCTACAGAGCTGCGTGCGGAGCTTGATTCACTGAATGCGGAGTTGGCCAATCAGGATCTTGGTTTTGATCCTACTACTCAGGAACGCTTACAAGCAATTCAAACTGAGAGTCAGATTGTCGCTATTAAGACTGCTAATTCATTTAAGACTCTGTCCGATGCCATTTCTGATACTGGGAATCAGGCGGCAGGACAATCGCTTGCTGATGCCGTACGCAACATCGTTGATACGGCGGGACCAGAGGTTGTTCAGGGTATTGACGATATCAAAAATCTACTTAGGCCCGAGGTTCTTAGTCTAAGCCAGTTTACTTCACAGCAAGTAAATAATATCATTAAGGCTGTTGTGCAGTCTGTTGAGCTTGAGAAGGATGCAAAGGAGCTTGATCTCCAAGAGGCCCGCATTCGTGCAGAAGAAAGAATTAAGCTTGCAAATCAGGAACGAGAGGCAGCAGAGAAGGCTGCGGAAGGGGTAATCAAATTCAACGATCAGCTCATCCGTATTGGAGGAGCCCTTGGAGGCAATCTTATAAATGATTTGCAGGGATTTGATGGCTCACAGATCCAAGGAATTCTGGATGGAACTATAAGTGCTACGGCAGAGATTGAAAGGTTTGTCAAGATTATTGCTGGTGATCCTATCACCCAAGCCAACGAGAAGCTGAAGGCATCACTTATGGCTTCGGCCACTACGATTGATGCGTACAAAGCACAGCTCGACGCACTTAATAGCAGCATCCAAGATGCACAGGCCGGAGGTCGTCGTCAGGCTGGTGGAGTTGCCTTGGATGAGGCTCTTAAGAATAGGGAAAAGTTAGAGCAGAAGATTGCGGACTTGATTCGCTCACGAGACGAGGAGCGTTTGCAGCTTACTATCAAGCGTGTTCAGGCACAGTTTGATCAGCAAAAGAAGCTTGCAGAAGAAGAAAAGAAAAGAATCCAGGCTCTTGAGGAGCTGGAGAAGGCACAGCGTAAGTTTAATCAGACTCTTGGAGAGTCCAGAGTTGAGCTTGATAGATTTATTCAGGATCAGCAGCAGTCCGGCCTTGATCAGGTGGCAAGTGCTCAGAGCGATCTGAAGTCGGCACAGCAGGATGTGCTATCCAGCACGCAGAATCTTTCTGACGCATTCTTTGACTTCAACCGTGCCGTCCTTGAATTCAATGACGTGGTAGCCGAAGGACGAATCGAATCCAATCTGATCGGTACAGAGATTGCAAATCTGACCGGAGAAGTTTCGACATTCCAAGGTCGACTGACCGGACTGAATAGGTCTTTCAATTCTGTTCTTGAGGATTCAAATCTTACACTGCAAAAGCGTATAGAGCTTGAGCGTCAGTTGGCCGAAGAGACAATCGCTTTTCTGGAGCAGGCGAAAGGCGAGATTGTTAATGCTGGACTGACTGTATTCGGCCAGACGGGCGAAGAGAACGCCGCATTGCAGACGGGAATCCAGGGACTTGAGATGATCGCCCAGAGATTGGGCGGATCTTTCGAGTCATTCTTGGGCCTGTCGGACAGCAATATAAATCAGCTTGGGAATGAGCTTCTCAATCTGCCAGTCGAATTCCGCCGACAGATTCTTGATGCTCTCAATTTGCTGCCGAGCAGTGTGGACATCGGGGGCTTTAGCGTTGAGCAGCTTGAGACGGCTATCGGCCAGCTTGGTGCTGGGGCCGGAGCAGGTATTGGTCTTCCCTCTATTGAGGATCTTACTCAGCAGCAAGTTGCCCAGCTTGAAAGATTGCAGGGTCTTGCCGAAAGAGATGCAGAGCTTCAGTTTGGTCAGTTGTTCGCGGCTCGCGAGCAGTTGGATGCAGCCAAGGAACAGTTGGACGCAGCCGAGATTGCAGAAGAGCGTGCTCGCGAAAATCTCATGGGCGTGCAGCTTGCCGTTCTTGAGCAGACAAGCGTTTTGCAGTCTGCACAAGCATTGCAGAATCAGCTTACTGATCAGATCATTCAGGCGGGCAGTCAGGATACTTTGAACTTGATTACTCGTGAAGCCGAGCTGTTCAGGGAGCAAAACTCTGCTTTTGCCGCTATCGGCGACAACATCGTTCAGGCTATCAGGGGTCTTGCTGGTGCCAGAGCCGGAGTGCTTGGTGCCGCAGTAGGAAATGGTGCGAAGGGATTTATTCCGAACTTTGCTGGCGGAAACTTGTCGCTGGACGAAATATCAGGATTGATTCAGGCGGCGGCACGAGAGAAGCGTGCGATGCCGGGCGGTGCCGGATTGGCTGTTGCCAATGATTCCGAGATCATCATTCCGACTCGAAACAAGGGTCACGTGCCGAACTTCCAGGGCGGCAGTGATATTGCGGCTGGCATTGAGAGCATCAAGGGAATCAATGAAACGGTTGTGGCAGCGATTGCCCGATCGGTTACTCAGGCACTTACCGACGTCGATAATGGTGATGGACAGGATCAGCTTGAGCAGTCCCGTATGACTAATGACAAGCTTGATGATGTGGCCAATCTCTTGGATACAGCCATTACAAGCTTGTCGAACATTGAGACTACCTCTGCCACTACGGCGGCTGCTGCCGATACCGGAAACACTCCGGGAGCCGCAGGAGCAGGCGGCAACGTGGCTATTGATGTCACAACTAACCAGCAAAGTAGTGTAACTGTTACTGGACTGGAGAATCTTAGGACCGAGATCGAGGCAGCAATTCAGTCTGCCGCTTCTGAGCAGATTGCAGCACAGCTTGATCCTGTTTTGGAGCAAATCGAGGTGGCATTGGGGGTTCTTCGAGAGAACAGTCAGCTTAGTAGTCTTGGACAATCAATCTAATGAGCGTATTATCACAAGTACCTAATCCACCGCTTTCGGCCGTAGAGGTATTCTACGGTGATTGTAAGCTGGTTCCCGGTCCGCTTGTGGATTTTACTGTCGAGCCGGAGTTTAATGATGCTGGAGTGAGAATCCGAAACAGGACTCGAATCTCGCTTGATGGCACAGTGCTTATTACGCCTTCGGGCAGCTATGAGCAAATGTACACGAAACAAGAGCAGTTGAGGACGGCGTTCGCAACTGATAATCTTGACTTTACTATTCGTGCGGGTGCTGGCAACAAAACTCTTCCGTCCGGCTCTGTTATTTGCTCCGGTATCACTCCGCGAGTGGTCTCGCTTAATATTGAGCCCGATATTCATGTTACTCGATTTGATTACACGGTAGAGCTTGAGGATTTTACCGCTGTTTCGGGAGTTAGTGGGGTAACATCAAGCCTTAGTGATCAATGGACATTTCGAGAGAATGGAGACGCATGTGTTGTTGAGGTAACGCATACTGTTGATGCTACTGGCCCAGATGAGGCAACGGATAAGTTTGAACAAGCGTTACGTGCGGTCAAGACACGCTTGGGTATCGATAAACTTCCTCTTACTCTTCCATGCTTTGTAGAGCCGAACGCATCTGGCCTATTCAATATCACGCATCCAAGTGTTGCGGGCGGTGGACCGGTATTTGAAGTTTCCGTACAAAGAGAAGAAACGGCTGACATTGCTAACGGATCATACTCGGCGACAGAAGTCTTTACGATTGTAAGCGGAGTCCCATTCTTCTTCCAAAGTCGGAATAGTCAGTTCCAAGAAGACACAGCGGGCATTGCCACAGTTACTTTGCAGGGTACAGTACAGGGACTTGGCAGAACACTGTCTCCGAGTTTTGGTCCGGCAGGAGGGCGAGGATTTGAGCGGGCTTGCTCAGGCTTTGTAAACCATATTCGTCCACAGCTTCCCGCAGATGCCTCGGGAGTATACGTAAAGTATAAGGGGGCCATTGGAAGTGGACTAAATATTAATAATCCGACTGCGTTCCAGATCACTCAGAACGAATGTCGAGGAACGATTGATTTCTCTGTCACTTACACGGATGATCCTTCTCTTGATCTACCAAGCGGAATTGTCAACAGAAATTGTACTGTACAAAGAACTGAGGGAATCAGGCAGATGGCGATCCATCCTATTCCTTTTAGACGTCTTGGTCCTATTGTGCAGGATATTAAAACTACGACGGCAGGCTCAGTTACGATTAACTGTCAGGCACAAGCAAAGAATACAGGAAACCCCGATGCAGACAATGCCAGAGTTTTGACTTTCGTTCAGGATGAAATGAATAGGCTTCGTAAGATACATGCGAATGCGGGCAATTTTGTGGAACTGTTTGTTCAGTCTGGGCCAGACAAGACTATAGACGATAGATCACTAACTGTTCAGGCTTCTATTACCTATGGCTTTACAGTGGATTTGGCCAGCGTTCAGTCAGCATCTTCGGACATTATTCTGTAGGAGATAAGAGATGGTTTTAGTGCCTACAGTACAATGGGTTCAGCAAGATCCCGGAACTGATCCGTCTGGAGTGAGAAACCTCAATACAACTGGATTTATTAAACAGCTTGGAACTGGAGCGGGACAGGTGCTTGATTTTGGAACAATCAACAACACTTTGTCTGGAGTTGTTAGCGACACGAGACTTGCTTACGCGAGAATATCTGATCTTGGGGACGCAAGCGGTGTGTTCAATATGAGATTCTTTTTGAATTCCGTTTCTGACTTTGGAGTTGGAACAACGAGATTTCTTGAGAGAAAAGCATTGCATTTTTTGGGTGCAATATCTCTTACGGAAAATAATGAGGATACTCCAACTAACGTTCCCATTTCGTCTAATTACAGTGGTACAATTACGGAGCCAGAATTTCCGCTTGGCAAGCCGTGGATGTCTGGAATACTGGACAATGATGCGGGCCAATATGTTTATCTGGCCATACTTGTGGGTTCAGATGTGCCGGTCGGAACATATGGAGGAGCGGGGGCAGGAACTTTTCGCTATCGCTTAATTTACGATTTTAGTTAGTTACCTCTTGTGCTTAGTGTATGACCTTTCGGTAAATAAGATTTTATGAGTAGGATTAAAGTATGAAGGGTAATGCTTGGACTGAGAGCGAATTACGTTTATTCAAAGAGGTGTATGGCACTTTGCCGGCAAAGCAGCTTGTAAAAAGATATTTTCCGAATAGAACAGATATAGCTCTTCATAAAAAAGCTAAAAAAGTAGGGTTAAAGTCTGATAGGCTTAAGATGACTTCAATTGCCAAGAAGCGTTATTGTTGTGATGAAAATTTCTTTAGTAAAATAACGAAAGAATCTTCGTATTGGGCTGGATTTATTGCAGCGGATGGATGCGTGTCATTGTCACAACAGAAACTCAGGATACTTTTGAAAGATGACGATAGGAGTCATTTGGAAAAGTTCAAGACAATGATAAATTTTGATGGGAATGTGTATACCTATGATAGGGAAAAAGGAAGTCCTTATTGTGTTATAAACATATACGGTATACCGACCGTTCTAAGTGATTTGGAAGAGAATTTTTCTGTTATAGAACGAAAGTCTTTGATTATTGAACCTCCCAATATTTACGATGAGAAAATGATTCGTCATTTTGTACGCGGTTATTTTGATGGAGATGGATCTATATATAAAGTTAGCCAAGGAAATACATGGAGAGCTTGTATAACTGGCGGTAAATCAATACTTGAGTGGATTCAAGAAAAGTTTGGCGGCGGTAAAATATATATTGACAAGAGTCACTTTCAACTTGTTTTTGCTGGTTTTAGAGATACATTGAATTTTCTGAATTGGATATATCATGGATGTAACGAAGATGTTCGTCTTGATAGAAAGTATGACCGATACTTAAAGGTTTTGGATCGTGCGAAAAGAATAGATGATTTACGTACTTTTCAAAGTTCGAAATATAGAGGAGTGCATAAGAAGCGAAATAAATATCAAGCACGTATTGAACATAAAGCACGAACCCTGTATCTTGGAAGCTTTGATGATGAGTTAGATGCCGCCATGGCTTATGACAATAAAGCTAAAGAGCTTGGATTACACGATAGGTGTAATTTTGAAAGTTTCACTACGATAGACTTCAGCTAATGGAAATCAATCTAAGAATTGAAAAGAAAGATGAGCCGCAGTTGCCAAGAGGAGTCAGGCTTATTGAGCTGAATAGACGATTAATATTCGCCCAATATTATGCGGGTACTTGGGTTCCACTGCCGGACGACGAAGCTTTGGAATTGGCCAGGAAAATGAAGATGGTCTAATGGTTACGCACCCTTTCTTCAAGATCTTTGAGTGGGACACTGCCGAGCTGTCAAACCCTTCGGGCTTTAGACATTTGGTTGGCGGCACGTTTGCGTTCCGCAGCGTGATTTCTGAAGGATGTTCTGAGTACAGTCCTAATAATGCAGCCAATTCATCGGGCATTCTTAATTTTCAGAATACCAAGTTTGATTTAAGTGATGCTGTTCCGTCGCACCTCGAATCAAAGGTTTCGGCATTAACCTTGCACTTAATGACCAGTGGGATAGCTGTTGGTAACATCAGGATGTTTTTGGTTAATGACTCGGGACTCAGGGCCACAGAGAGTGTTGGTCAAGATCCTGCATTCATTCAATTTACTACGAGCGGCATTTGGCAGCCTAACGGAGTGCTGCCATCTGGAGTAGGTACCAGATTGTCCACCACAGTCCCAGAATTCGCTTCTGTGAGGCGTCAAGATGGCTACGGACTCATCAGAGGCGAGAATGATAGAAACGCCTCAGAGTTCATTTACATGAACGTAGTGATACCTTGGGGTCATCCCCTTGGGACTTATGGAGCTTGTGGATCAGGGGTTATTAAAGTTGCATTTACTTTCGACTACCACTCCAACGACTATATAATTGACTTCGGAGAGGTGTTTTAGTGTAGTATACTTCGACGACCGAAGTAGGTCTCGTTGATATCAACTCGGAAAGAATAACAGGGGGAATTCAGATGGCAACCATCAATAGCAATTCCGCAACCAACAACGCCAACTTTGTTCTTTGGGGCTGGTCTACAAAGATCGAGCTGAGGACAGATCGTCCAGTTGGTAGCTCTGCGTTGCACGCTGCTGTGAGCAGCATCGAGAACCTTGGTGTCGGTATTACCGAGACTAATCCGTTCACGAACCTTTCGTAAGCGACCAAGCTTTCTTGCAGCCCGTGGATTTGAGTCTGCGGGCTGTTTTAGTGTACTCCTTAATTGGGACGTAGCCACGGCTTAGTTCTCGGTAAAGGAGTACAAGATGTTAAAAGCACGCTTCGAAGATCGAGGCAATACTGGGACTCTACACGTCACTACCCACTTTGGGAAAGATGTTTGTATCGAGTGCTCAAAAGAAGACCACCAAACCTTCAAGCTGGGTGGCACTGGAATCAACGAGATTTCAGTATTTGAGGGCATAGTCCTTCAACTTCCTGCCGAGAATACTCCCGCACAATTTAGAGCATTTCGAAGCGAGAAAGATTTCTTCGAAGATGAAGGAGAAATATCTACAGAGACATTTAATCGTGGTGATGGATGTTTCGTGATAGAGTATTACCCAATTGATGTTGAAGGCAAAAGGCCCGGCTGGATTCTTTGTAAGAATCCAATTGACAGCAAATATCCAATCTTCATCAACCTTTATGTTATGGACGGTGGCGGCAATACCGTAAAGACTTATAGAGTTTCGCCGTTCTTTGGTACCTGGAGAGTGATGAATGGCTCTTGAGAATGATCATGGCCTAATCGGTCTTTGGGCACTTAACGAGCCTTCCGGAGCACCCACTTTTCATAATTATGCTCCGAGGTTTGCCGGCAAGCCCAGCGGAATCTCCTTCGACCTACATCCTCAACTCGGCGGAGATACTGGAGGCTGGTTTCGTCCTTACCCAGGAACCGTAAGTATTCTTGATAATGCTTCAGGAACTACTTTTACTGGGTTTAGTCCTGGCGGAAATGGATTCACTTCAGATAGCGTAGAGACGGGAGGAGACAAGTGGTGTCTTGTTCATGGCGGAGGCCATGTTCACAGAGTATCTCTGACATCTCCTCCTATTGAAGGTAGTGGATTTACTCTGGGTATATGGGTCTATCCAAATGGAAATGGAAAGATTTCCAGCTCGGCTTCTACGGAGAGGAATGCAGAAGAGAACGCCTTGTTCTCAAAGGCAAATAATCTTGAGGGCGTTCATCTTGGTATCTCTGGCATGCTGGACAGGGCCGCACAATTCTCTGTTCCTGGAGATCCTAACGAGCTTCGTATGTCGGCATTTGCCCACGTGTTTGGGCCGACAAATATCAATATGAGTACGCCTATTGAGTCAGGAAGATTTACTCATATTGCGTTCAGTTTTAGATACGTTGATGGTGCAAGCAATGAAGTTGTTCTTTATAAGGATGGTCGCGTTGCCGGAAGTGGAACTACCAATGAAGACCTGAACAATCCTCTTACAGACGCACCAAATGATCATGTTCTGACTATTGCAGGATCACAGACAGGAAATACTTTTAATAGGTATTTTAATGTGACTGGTTTCAACCATCTTGTTTCGGGTGCATACGCTTTTGAGCGTGTTGTCAACGAAGTCGAGATGGCACAAATGCACGATCAGGGAGGTTTGCAGCCCGGGGCCGCAACCGCTCGTAAAGAAGCTGTCGAGATTTCTATTTCTGATCCTAAAATGATCGGATATTACCCCATGGTTACTCCGGGCTTCATTGATGCAAGCCCGAATAGAAATCATATGATTTCCTCTTTCGATCAAAGGAGAGACGGAGGGATTACTGGATATCACGCTGGTCGCGGACCTTTTAATCGTGGTTCCATATGGACAGGAAATCAAGCAAATGCAACTCGTATGATGGGTGGAAGCGGAATTACTAACGCTCTGCTTTCAAACAAAAGCTTTACGATTGCCGGCTGGTTTTTGATGGATGGATTAGGATCGGCCGCAGAAAACAATAGAATATTCTCTTTTGGGTCGGCCGACAATTCTTTTCCAGCACCAACTCTGACTCTTGATACTGCATGCTTTGACATGCGTCTTAGTGATGATCAGACTCCTCGTCATGAGTTTGTCGTTTACGAAGGAGGAAACCCAGACGATAGAGTAACACTTCTTGGTGCAAATACTGATCTTTGGCATTCGACTTTTCACCATATTGCAATAGCATACGACGACCAGACTTTCGGTCTTGCTATGTATATTGATGGAGAGCTTAATGCCAGCGGCAATCTTAGTGCCTCAATGGTTCCCCAGATGGAAAGAATCGCAGGAAGCGGATTTCCGTTCATGTTTGGGAATGGAGTTAGTGATGATGATATAGATACCACTCTTGGTAATGCTGGCGACCACATGATGGCAGATTTGTTGATCATGGGTAGGCCAATTCAACCAAGAGAGGTGTTGTTTTTGGCACAGAGCGGAATTGATATTTCCGCTGCTGATAAGACTCTTTATGATCACAGACTTAAAGGGTACTGGGGTGGATCTGAGAGTATAATCAACCCTCTTATCATTCCTGATTTAAGTGGTCCGTTTTTAAACTTCAGGTCTCCTATGGTTCGTGGTTTGACGAACTTTAGGTGGAACGCAATTGAAGATGCTGACGATAGGGGTCCAGAATATCATATCGATGAATTTGGCACTTCGCCAGATACGCCTCCTGAGCTTCAAAGCTTTGGAAACCTCGGATTTACCTCCGGCATGTGGTGTGCTTCTGCTGGCAGTCTTGGTAATGCAGCACACCTAACTTCATCAAGACAATCTCAGATTGGTGTTCCTCATCAGAGATTGAAGCCTTGGGTTGAAGACCGCGATGATGGTGGGCCGCATTATTACAATCAGTGTATTATTTCGTTCGAGGTAACGCCCAGCGGCAATATCCCGCCAACGCTACATTGTCAGAATGGCCAAAGACACAACTCCATGCTTTATGCGTGGGCAACAGTCGCGGCAGACGCGGGCTATGCATTCTTAACTTCAATTAATGCGGATAATCCTGATCCGCTTGGGCAAGATGCGGGCACAGGACCATCAGGGGTTTCTATTGTTTTCGCTGGTACTGAGAATACTTTTGGTACGCAAACTACGCCGATTGTTTCTGGAAACCTACCATTTGGAGTTCCTTCAAGAGTAGCTCTTCATATTCGCGGAGAAGATGAGCAATCTTTGAATGACGGCGGACTGGAGCCAGTACATTTTACTCTGTATATCAACGGCACTCCCGTTCAGTCTCGTAGAATTGGTGCAGAAGATTCGAGGTTTAATAGTGATGGTAATGTTGGGACGGGCGATGATGCGGCTATAACGATTGGCGGCATTCTTGCTGGCAGTAGTACGACAACTGACATCAATCTTGATGGAGGTTTGGGCGATATATTCATGAGAAATGTTTTCGTAATGAATGGTATATTTTCTACTGCGGAAGTTTCTGACATTGCTACGAATGGTTTGGATACTTCGACTGTTCCTGCTGGTTATTCACAATCCACCAGTTTTGTTCAAGCGGTTACGCAGGGCGATCCAAATATACAGGGATATTGGAGATTCTCTGGCGGAGGTTCGTCTGGTATCAAAGATCTTAGTCTTAAGCAGAATGACTTGCGAGGTCTTGCACAAGAAGTATCGGAAAAGAATCTGTTTAGTAGCCAGGATAATGCTGCACATAACTTGAGATTTGTTCCTGGACCGTTTACAAATGCAAGTTTGAATACTCAGGCGAGTGGCATTACATATAACGCAAATGCAATGGCTGATGCTAATGTTGTTGCACCATTTGTTGTTTCAGGAGCGGCTTTTGATACTCCTAATGATGGATTCTCAGTAGGGTTTTGGGCGTGCACTCGATCAAACACAAGCACTAATGACGTTAGAGTTTTTGCTTCTTATGGAATAGTTCCCGGGACGGCTTTTAGCACAACATTCACGGACTCGTCGTGGGCCATCATTTTTGATGAGGGCGAGAATATGCGTTTGGTGCTTTCTACAGAAGGTGGAATGTACTGGGATCAAAGCACGCATAATGCCGCAAAAGCAGGACAGGTTGATTGTGGAGTATATCGCGTAAGCATAAGGAATGGATCAGATACACCTGATATTGCTGAGCCTTGGCGAGAAGGATTCTTCCTTCCTGGACATAAGGATGTTTGGAATCACTTCGCTTGGAGTTACAACAAGGCGGATGAGCAAGTACGCTGCTACATGAATGGAGTGCCTCTCGATATTCAGAAGATGCCGGCAAGTGGATTTCATGTTCCGCAGGAGCCAGAGGCACGCATTCTCAGTGTTTTTGCACCGCAAACAAGCCTTTGGGATTGGACTAATCTTCATGTAGCAAACGATGGCTATATGACAGATTTCTTCTACTTTGATAGAAGTATGTCTGATGAAGAAGTCGCTTTCATTGCGATCAATGGTATAGCGGCAGTACCCGCAAGCGGAACTCTGAGCGGTATTATTGGTGGACAGATTTTTGGTGCCAATGTTGCCTCCGGACTTTTAGGAGGCTTGATGCTGAGTTCTGACACCGGATCGGGTCTCATTGGAGGTCTCATAAAAGGTTCTCCTGGTGCGAGCGGTCAAGTTGGTGGTCATATACTTGGGCTTGATACTGGATCTGGTTTGATAGGAGGAATCATTCGAGGAGGAGATTCTTCATCTGGAATCATTGGCTCTTATGTTGCTGGATCTACTGGTACAAGTGGAATTATTGGAGCACTTGTTTCTGGTATATTTGTGCCATTCTCATTTGTTGGAGCACATATTCAGGGAATTGATACCGGTTCTGGATTGGTCGGCGGCCATATGCTTGGTTTTGAGTTGGCGTCTGGAACTTTGGGTGGATATGTAGTTGGAGGTTTGTCTGGCAGACTTCAATTTGACGCTGGGTATACTGTCGAAGTACAAGATTCAGAAGATTTTGATAGCTTGATCCAAGTTTCTCAATTTGCTTCGAGTGATTTCGATGCTACTGCGGAAGTTTTCCAAGATGAATGCCCTCCGACCGTTCAGATCGAAGTGCCGTTTAGAGCAGTTAGCGGTTTGGCTCCGCCTTTTAACCAGTACTTTGTAGCTAAGGCTTCTGGACAGCAAGGCAAGACAATTGAAAAGGTCACTTGGAGTTTTGGAGACTTCAGTGCACCAGTTGTAGTGGCACAGAGCGGTGCAGGATGTTATCCAGTGCAGCATCGTTTTGGGGGACAGGGATTCTATATGGTGCGAGTTGAAGCCATCGACTCGGACGGAATCCATTCTTGTGATACGATAGCGGTGAACGCGGCTTCCGGCGTAAGCCCAGTGGTAATAGGTCTTTCTGGCGTCCCACAGGCTGGTAATGCTGAGTTGCTTGTAGCCTTCAATCAGAATGTGGAAAGCACTCCAAATAGTGTAAGTATCGTAGCAGATCTTTTGGACTACGGTGATGGACAGACGACCATAGTGAGGAATACAACTCGATCGTATACAGAGCCGGGAACATATTGTCCTATCTGGTGCGTACGAGATTCTCGCGGGATCATCTGGTGTGATAGCTTGGCTGAGGGTTCTGATCTCTACGAGCTTGGCGGAGGCCCATAATGGTTATAAGTTTCGATCCGAATGTAATTACTGTCAGCGGCGTTGGCGTACCAATCAACGGTTTCGCTTGGCCGTCTGGACAGTTTGCTGATGATCAGCCAGGATCGCAGCTCTGTGCTTTTCTATCTTCTTTAAACAGCTCTTTTGGCTTTAATCTTCAGCCCCATACGATTAACACAGAGTGGATTCCGTGCGGAGACCCATGTGCATTTCATGGTGCTTCCGGCCAGCTTCCAGATATAGGGAAAGCATTAGAGCTGGCGATTGGTGACTACCAATTCAAGGGTATCATAACCCACTCGGATTACACAAGTAGTAATAATGGCACGATTTTTAAGGTGAATCTTGAGGATAATCGCCGCAGCTTGCGTCGCGTTAAGATTCATACAGAAGATCTTGGGGAGGATGTTCCAAGCGGAGTGGTTTCTGTAGCAAGAGCTTTTCGCAAGATCAATGGTTTCGAAGATAATATGGGGAACGCGTCTGATTCGTTGATTCGAGAGTATGAACGAATTCTTAGATTCGGTGCGTCTTACGATCAGATTTTGGCGGCAGTCGACTTATCTTTTAACGAAGGCCAGATTACTCTTCCTGTAAGCGAGCTGCCATCGGTTGACCAACTGTCAAGAAACACTGGAGGCTCTATTGAGGCCATTAGATGGCAGTTCAATCTTGCACCCCTCGATGAGGCTGTAACAAGAATATTCCAGGACCATGGATTTGATTGGTATTGGATTATGGACAGTCAGAAGATCGGCTTGATCAATAAACGCATCCCGTTTGATCCTTCCGAGAATGATATTCTGGACATTGTCAGCGAGTTTGGTAGTGCTTCGGGCCTCGACACAACAAGCCAAATCGGCTTTGGCAAGGATATAGTTTCCGACCCAACTCGCTTCAGAGTTTTAGGCGGGCACCAGCAGGGATTCATTAATTCGGATATACTGAGTCCTATCGATGGTTTGGATACCACTCTACTGGATGGTAATGTTACGTTTACTAAAGCGTGGGACCTTCTTACGATTGGATTTTTCCACGAGGATGGAACGTATCGAACATATATACCATCTGAGACAGAGCTTCAAATGGCTCTTGCTGGAATTGAGCAGTGGACTTATTACAAAAAGTATCAGACAAATGATCCAAATGCACAAACTCCAGGATTTGGTGCTGTAACTGATGCCGGACATATTTCGGCACAAAGCGAGACTTTTCAGAGCAGAATCGACATCAATCAGCCTATTGCCGGAGGTGGTACCGGCGATGGCGAAAATGGTTTACGCGTTATTAGTAATCGGAGGGACGAAGAGCATAACTGGGTTATCAACTGGTTTCAGCGTGTGCGTGATCACGCGTCACGTCATTATGGACGTAGCTATGTGGCTGAGGGTGTTTTATTTAACTCGGCGTCTGGCTTTTACAGGCTTGTTGATGCGGCTTGGGCTAATGTAGAGAACCAGGTTCAGGGATTTACGTTGTCTCCCTCGGGCTCTCAGGGTAGCGGAATCTTCACTGAGGATTATCAGATCAGTCGTGCTCTTGGTCCAATTAGTCCGTTTGTGACTGATGATTTTCGAGTTAGAGCACACTGTGTGTTGCCGGCTGATACGGCGTATGGCTCGCAAGGAGATGAGGTGCCAGCCAGTTTTGGAAACTGGACAGAAGATGCTCCGCCGTTTAATCCTACTGGCGACGGTCGACATTACATTCCAGTTGAATTGAGGGTTGTGGGACAAAGAGTAATCAATCCTCGTAGTGACGATCTTTACAGTTTCGAATCCTTCCCAGAAGGAACTCTATTGTGCCAGTTGCCAGTAAATGCGGGTCCGTCTACTGGCGTTGCCGAGAACTCTACTCTTGCAAATTTGGCTACGCTTTTGACGACTCGGAATAAGTTGACGGGGTCAGGTATCAGGGATATTATAAATCCGGCCGTTGTACTGAACGCTTATCAACAGCTTGACGATGTTGCTATTCCAGTTGAGGCTCGTTCCAGATATGGCCAGACTTATCCGACTAATTGGGTTGCTGGCGTGAATCATTTCCAGCGTGATGAAGATGTTCAGCTTGATGACCAGTTTGTTCCTTGGGCCTTCTCTCCGCGTGGTTCTGACACTTCTATCGAGGTAATGACAGACAGAGCTTTTCGTCGTGCAGTTGGACGTATTGTTCCTCGAAGTTCGTCGAGATACGCGGATTTCACCCAGGTCGGATTACCGCTATTGTCATTCGACAGCTTTGCTAACCAAGGGATTGGTCCTTCGGGACAGTATGGAGAGATTTCCCACGGCGTTAATGAAGTGAATATTTCGTTTGGTATTGATGGATTCACTACACGATATAAGGTTCAATCATACTTCCCGAGATTTGGCAGAGAAGCACCTCTTGGTGACAGGGTTAGGGCACAGCTTGATGGAATAATCAATCCAATTGATTTCACAGATCTTGAGCTACGCAATCAGCGTCCAGGGGTTCCACTCGACGTTCAGTTGCCAGGAGACGAGATTCCAACCCCATTCTTCTTCGATGAAGAGCAGCGTGCTGTCCGAGTAACTATTACAGAAGTGAATAACGTATTTACTCTGGCTTCCAATGTTGCCGACGCAGAAGACGAAAGATATCGGGGTATTGATCAGCAGTTGTACACAAAGCCGCACTCGGCCGGTGGAGCAAATCAGGATTTTACTGATGGTGCTATCTGTGTTGATGGATTCCTTAATATAGGAGATCAGGCCCTCTACCACGTGGATAATTTTGAATTGCCGAATGGGAATACTGTTCTTAGGTATTTTACTCAGGGACGTGCTTTTGGAAACGGCACTATTGTTGAAGTCGCGAGAGCCGGCGTAACTCCGGGCAGTTTTGACGTGACTATTGTTGATCCTACTGCGGCAGGTAATGGGACTACTCGTGCTTTGTTTGATATTGCTCCTCTTAATGGAACTGTGTCTATTGGAGATAAGACGACTCTTGCCGCTCAGGGTGATGCGGCAGTGAAACCAGGAGTTGGTGACGGAGGAGTGTTCCTTAATCCCGCAGCGGCAGAGGGCGGTGCAGGAGTAACGCCAGTAGAAATTATTGTTGTTAGCGGACAGGGTACTCCTAATGCTATTGCGGTTGCTAAGCCGTTGGATAATCTGGGTAATGTGATAACAAGTGGAACTACGTTTGGCGATTGCATTGTGTTGCCATTTCCGCAGTTTGCTGCCTCTGGGGATAAAGGTTACTTGGCTACTGTAGATGCTCAGATCCAGAGTGCAGGCGGCGTAACTGCATCTACAAACTTTATCCAGATCAGTCGTCCCGCATTCCTGAGATACCGAGAGCAGTAATGGTCCTTCAGTCCGGAATAGTGCCATACGAGTGGGATATTACCATGCCCTTCCGGGGCGATCTTCCGTCTGGTGTTGCGGGTCTTATAATCGAACAGGCTATGTGGGTAGCAGTAGCTGAGAGGAGACGTTTGCGACAAACAGAGCTGGCCGACATGGATCTTGATCACTTCCAAATTCTAAATCCATCCGGCCCAGGACCAGACCCCTTCGACTTCTCTTCGACAAATTTCGAGCCAACTCCAGGTGCAGACAATTTTGATTTTCACAAAGCAGAGGTTGGCCCGCTGTCCGCTCTTGTCCTCGACTATATTGTTGATTTACGAAGATTTCTTAAGTCAGACGTATGGTCGAGGTATGACACTGAATACACAGATGATGCTATAGAAGCTGATGTTTTGAACAACTTTTATCCTGGTAGCTCGGGTCAGGCTGCTTTGAACGATCCGTTTGGAGACTTGACTCCGTACGCGAGACAGGAACAGCCGCTTGGCATCAAGAGCTTTTTTCCTCTTGAGTTTCAATCAGCTTTCGTATTGTCCAACGATATTAATACGCTTGGTGGGTCGGGAGTGATGTTCGATCGCGATTTCGGCGAAGTTATGTTCAATCCTTTTCCATGGATTTCGTCTACTAACACCAGCGATCTTAGGGACAACAATTCTAATATAGATGCGGCTCAAAGAGCACGCTTCATGTCTCGACCATTCTTTCCTATGTTTCAGAAGCCAAATGGCACACTAATTACTACAAATTCCAGGGAGTCGAGTGCCTTCATTGGTGCAGGTAGAAATGCGGATGAGTTTACTATATCGGACGCAGTTGCCGGACGAATGAAGTTGAATGGCGATCTTCTTTTCGCAGATACTAAGTATCGTATTGGAGTTCAGGATATTGAGACTGACACTTATGATACAGATTTTGTAGATCATTTCACCTACGTGTCGTCTTCCGATAGAGTGATTGTGAATGGTGGGGGCAGAGTTCCTGACAGTCGAGTGTTCTTGACGCCGGGAGCTAAGGCTGAGGGGGTGTATCGAGTAGCTGTTGTTAATGAAAAAGCCGACTTTCCTAATGGTGCAGTGCCATCAGGATTGATCAGTACGTGGCCGCCCCCATCTGGCATGTTTCAGCTTAAGAATACTGTTACTCAGCAGATTCAGGACGGATATGAGGTCCTTAATGCTGGATTCTGGGTAAACGAAGGGTCTGGACTTGCACTGATTTCTCCATTCACGGGCCGAGCCTTGTGGGTTCGTCCAGCAGATAATCGTCCGTCTCCCAACGCATTCAATACTCACACGTGGGAAGACGATACTGTTGGTCTTGAACTGATAGGTAATCAAGTCGTAAAGATGGTGAACGATTCCAGCAGCAGTCCTGGCAGTGCTATGGGAATCATGAGATGGAACGCTGACGATTTGGATTTTGTGGATGATGTATTTTCGAGCACCTTGGCTTCTGCACAGATATTAAGAGACTTTTGTTTCGATGGTACTAACTATTATGCCATAGATTTTACGGCATCCAACTTGGAAATCTTTCGCTTTGATTCAAGCTTCAACTTTGTTGACTCTTTCGAATCTACGGCACAAGACTTTTCTAAGACTAAAATTTTTGCTGAGAATGGGCAGATTTTAGTGAGACGATTCAATTTCAATGATGAAAGACCTGTGGCTTTGTTGCCGCTAACATTTCCGGCGACTGGCTCGATTCCAGTTCTGGGTACTCCAAAAGAAGTGATCAATTTTATTGGTCCGGCTATCCGCGATATATATGATATGACGACGGTTACTGGATCTACTACAGTGACGAATGGAAACTGGGCCCTTGGTAATGTGAGCGGTCAAACGGGTGGAAGTTCGCCAGCCATTAACAGCGTGTTCCTTTTGAGGTTGGAGGAACTTGCTACAGAATGGCATGTTAGAGAGATGATAGAAATAACTGATGTCAATTTCCTGGGAACAGATAACATCAATTTCATCTACCGAGATATCAATTAGTGTACTTTTAAGCGGCACATAATGAGGGATTAACATGGTATCAGGAATCAGATTCTTTGCAGCAAGCGGAGCTATGGGCGGAACGCCTACTACCCGAGCTGTGCCTTTGGTCGAGATCTTCAATCTCGAAGAGGCGGCCACGGCATCTCCGAACCGTGTGGGCTTCTTCGGAGTAAACGGGGCACCCAATAGTCCCGTAAGAATTGGTCAATATCAAGACAGAACACATCGTTGTGATAATGTCGGAACAGACCTTGGCACTTTGATAAACGTTAAGTTTATTGGATCAACAGATGCGGACGTTTCTGGCGTCAACATCGCTTTGACAGGACATGGTCTTGCAGATATCCCGCAGAACTCGGGAACACTTCTTATTCGCTTTACTGAGCCAAATGCACAATTGGTACAGACTCAGGACGCCGTATTCCGTTGTGTTGGCCTCAACGCCGCTTCGGGTATTCCGGGCGGCGATGGTGGATCGGCCGCAGCGGCGACGAATATCACGGTCCAGGCGGCTCAATTGGCAGACACCGATGGGGCGGCAGGTGACGCTACGTGGACCGATATCACTGCCATGTCAAACTCGTCGCTGACCCTTAACGATCAGACCGCGGAGGCGACGGTACATGATTGGCACGTGATTGTGTCCGCAAGTCCTGGAGTTGCAGGTAGAAAGGTCGACTTTGGATTCTATGTCGAGACTGAGTTCCTGTAAGATCCCAACCATGCCGCAGGCCCCCGAGAAAGGGGGCCTTTTTTATGTGCCACCAACTCAATTGCCGGACATAATATAGGGTGAAGAAGCTCCATTCGGGCTGTTGGCTTTGGCCACCTTTCGTTCCTGGAGGTACAAATGACCCTCGCCTTCAATACTCGCCATCCCCACGTCTATCCTAACAACAGATGGATCGCCTCCCTTTCTGATGGCACCACCGTCTTTGAAGATATAACTCCAGGAATGAAAACCGCCTGGATGAGGCTCAAGGAATATGTAGCAGCCAATGACTTGCATATAACTAATCTTCGTCTTGAGTACGCTGGCCAGCAGGCAAGGTTGATTCCCTACAAAGATGAGGCGGGAAATCCGCAGTTACTTGGTTATTGGCAGGCTAAGAAACAAAAGAGGTTCATAACCAGCGGAGTTTCTATCGAAAAAACATGGAGAGGGATAGGATATCTTTCTGGAAACAAGATCTGTATTACTTGGATTACAGAAGAAGGTGGTTTTGTCCCAGAAGTTCGAGACTACGATCCCAAGAAAGAGGGGGTCATTTTGAATGGCTAAGTATGAATCGATTACCAGCCCAGATATACAGCACGATGAAGCCAACATTATCACCGAGCTAATTCTTCTGAATCGCAGTCTTGATGTTCCTCCCAATCCATGGAGGAGCCCTAAATATAAGGCTTTTTGGGGCAAGACAGTTGCTTGCGTCAGACGGCTTATGAAAGTTAACGGGCTTACTTCAGATCAGTTGGCCTTCTACGTGATACGATGTGTTCCTACCGAGATCAATTCATCTGAGTTTGCTAAGGCGGCAGTAGTTGCAAAAAAGCTGTTTCGGAGACAAGATCTTGGGGAAGTTGTTCAGACGTATAAAGATAGGCGTCAAGAATACTACGGGGCATGCATGATGGGTGAGGGTCTGGGTAAGTTCAAAAAACAAGAATCTAAGTCTCTCATGCAATTTTTGAAGGAGCTTGAGAATGCCTCGTAAAAAGAAGGCCGAAAAGGTTGTTGAAGATTTCAAAGAAGGCAATTACAAGTTTTTTGCCAAAGACATTGAGAGTAGTATTCCTGGCACTCAAGTTGTCAATCCCAGCGAACTGGATAATCCTGACGGCAACTCGACGGGTTCGTTAAATCTTGATGTAGATCTCGGAGTCCCTTTTCCCGAAGGATGTATGATCGAAGTTATTGGTGACGAAGGGTCTTTCAAGACCGCTATTGCCCTTGAGGCGATCGGCTATGCACTGATGGCGGGCAAGCATGCGGCATATATCAATCTGGAAAATAGTGGCAGCCGACGAACGTTCGATAATATTCGCAGTGTCAAAGATCAGATTGCACTTGATGAGCACAAGTTACGCATGTTTAACGTGGACGGCGGTGAGGCGGCCCTCAATGTCCTTAAGAGATTTGTGGAAGAGTTTCCCAAGTCTCTTGTTGTATTTGATTCGATTGACGCAGCGGTTCCTGAAGGATCTTTGGCCAAGGATATCGGCGACAAATCGGTCGGTGATTTACCACGCCTTATGAGTGATGCGTGTCGAAAACTCGCACCAAGCATTCGTAAGACGGGATCTACTATTGTTTTCATTAACCAGCTTCGAGAAAAGATTGGCGTCATGTATGGTGACCCTTCTACAAGTAGCGGCGGGCGTGCAGTAAAGTTTTATTCTACACAACGTATTCGAATGCTGAAGCCGGGAAAAGCACAGACTAAGACTGATGCTGATGGCAACCAAATTGGCGTTATTGCTCGCTACAAGATTCTGAAGAATCGCTATGGGCCGATAAACATTGATGGCGAGTTTCCTATTCTGTTTGGCAATGGTGTCTTCCGGCAGTGGGAGATTATGGAAAGGGCGGTCCTTCTTGGTGTTCTACAGCTTGGAGGTCGGGGCGGTAAACAAATCTTGTTGCCGAAAAGAGTTCGGCGAGAAGATGGTGAGATTGAATATACTATTGTTGACAAAGAAAACAAGTTTACCTTTATTGCGATGAAGAAGATTGATGCCTCTCGTCGCTTACTTCTTGACCAAACCTTGTCGGCCCATATTGAGGGACAGATTTTTGATATCATAGATCCCATGGCTTTTGAGGCTGCCGAAGAATTCATGGAGGAAGATGATGAAATTTGTGACGCTGACGGGGAGGGAGATGTCGGTAGAAGTGCTGCCGAGCAAGTACCCTCTGAGGAGCGAGCAAGCCAGTAAGTCAAAGAGTCAGTATTTACTTGGAAGAGTAATTCAGCAGGTATACAGCGAACAAGCTGTAATACTTGAAGAATTTCCCGTCATTGGCACGAGGCTTTCGTTGGACTTCTTTTTGCCAAATCACAAGATTGCCTTTGAATTTCAAGGCAAACAGCACACAGAATTTAGCCCCCATTTTCATCGTACCAGAGCTGCATTTGAAAGACAGCAGCAGCGAGATCTTGATAAAAAATCTTGGTGTGTTCTGAATGGCATACGATTGATTGAGGTGTTTGAAACAGTTGACGCAGATGGACTACGAGATTTGATATGTCAGAGCCAATAGAAAAACGTCTTTGTTTGGTGGTTAGAGCTACTGCTTTAGACAAGAGACAGCTCTTATCCTATCTTCGGTTTTTAATAAAGCAAATCGAGGAAGGAGATACAGAAAACTTTACTGCTTACGCAGAGTTTGATGATGCTGTTGGATTAGCTGGTACTCGATATTACAAAGACTTGGACGAGGTAAATTTTGATGGTCTTGGAGAGATTATACCTCCTGGAGTCTGGGATACGATGAAGGAAAAGTATCACACAGAAAAAGCAATCATGCAGCTTAAGAGTCAAATTGATGAGGAGTTTGATGGCTAACATTCAGTCCGAAAAACTTCTTCTGTCCGGCTTTATCAGACATCCGAATACTTTTCTGGATTACTCCACCTATTTATCTGAAGATGATTTTTCCAAGAAGGGATATAGGATGGTTTACGAAGCCATTCGATCCCTTGTCCTGGATAAGGAGGCCATAAAGCTTAGTATATCAAAGATAGTAGCAGAGGCAAGCTCTCTTGGTTATGGTAATGCCGCTTCGGCGATTCGGACCGCACTAAATGAGTTGACAAACGAAGACGTCGGTGTGGATGACATCAAGAATCAATTTCTTGAAGTTAAACGGCAGTCTTATGTGGCGAGAATAGAGCAAGAGTTTCGGGATCTTAGTGAATACTTGCAATCTACTGGAGATCCTCTGCATGAGATAATTTCTCGCGTAGAGGATGGTGTTGTTAGTCAAGTTCAAGTGCTTGATCAAGGTGAGCGTGTTCCTACGCAGCTTGGTAAGGGTGCTCGGGAACTTTTGGAAAAGATGTCTGAGAATCCCGGTTACGCCGGACTTGATATTGGAATGCCAATTTTTGAGTCGCGGGTTGGCCAACTAAAGAATGGCTCCGTAACGTTCGTTGCAGCAACAGCGAAGGCGGGAAAGTCTCAGTTTGCTCTCAAGGCGGCGATTTTGGTGGCACATAAGCTTGGTCTTCCGGTATTTATTGCGGATTCCGAGTTGACAAAACAGGATCAGCAGATTAGACTTGTGGGGATGCTCGCACAGGTTCCATATGATATTCTGGAGAATGGATTTTGGAACATGAAGGAAGAAGATCTTAGAGATCTGGGCATGGAGCAAGATGACATCGATAAGATTCGCGAGTATAGAGAGAAGATGAAAAGTCCGAAACTATGGGATGTGGTTAAGAATCTGCCCATAGAGTATTTTAAGTGCTCGGGTATGAGTGTTTCGGAAGTCATCCCCCACATGCGTCGCTGGCTCCTAACCAAGGTAAAGCCAGACAGAGAAGCAACCTTGCCGCAATGTCTTGTTGTTTATGACTATATTAAGCTTGCTACAGTTGATGAGCTGCGTGGTGGTAAACTACAGGAGTATCAGGTACACGGACTTAACGTTGCGTCGCTTCATGATTTCGCAAACAAGTTCCACATTCCCGTATTGAGTTTTGGTCAGACCAACAGAGAGATTGATGATGACGTCAATTGTATCGCGGGAGCTAAGCGTATCATAGAGAACGTGTCCTCGGTAAGTTTGTTCAAAAAGAAGACGGAAGAAGAGCGTTCTATGGACCCGAATGGCACACATCTAATGCGTGTGTTTGTATCTCGATTTGGTCCTGGTACACCGGGTGCTCATATTAATATGAGTTCTGATCTTTCTTGTGGAGACTTCACTGAAATAGGTCTCAGCAGCGTGAATTTTGCCGCAGAGAGAGAAAGAAGGCGGCAGCAAGCACGGGAACAGAATAGGCGTCGGTTCAATAATGATGATGACGAAGACTGATCTTCGTAAAGAGGCCGCCAAAAGAATGCCATATATATTGGATAAACTTGGCGTCCGCTATAGTCGTCGTGGAGATATGCTTCAGGCAAGATGTCCGTGCAAGCAGCACGAAGGAGATAGAGATAATCCAACTGCTTTTAGCTGGCGTTTAGATCTTGGAAGATGGACGTGTTGGACGCATCACTGCCAAGAGGTTTTTGGTAATGATTCTCTTGGCATTATTTGGAGCATACTGGACAAGAGTTTTGATGAAGTTTGTGTATGGACAGAGAAGATACTGAGTGATCCTGAAGCAGCTCAAGCAGTTGACGTTACTCATCTCAGAAAGAGGCGAAGTAGAGGCGAGCTTCATAGACACAGGCATGTGTCAGAGAATGTTCTGAGATTTATTAATGCGGGAACTCCGCCACAGTATATGCTTGATCAGGGATATACCTCTGAAGTTCTCAAGAGATATGAAGTGGGATACTGGGAAAGACCGGGAACGTTTATGCATGAGCGGGTTGTGTTTCCGGTAAGAGATGTAGATAAAAACCTTGTCGGCTTCACGGCACGCACGATACACGAAGATTATAAACAGCGAGAAATTGAAAAGTGGCTGCATGCCAGACGCTTCGATCGCTTTCCTCGTAGGGATGAGTTGCAAACAGGATCATTAATCTACAATCTTTACAGTGCTAAAGACTTTCTTGGACCAGAGAAGGCTTTTATTCTTGTAGAAGGTCCTAAAGATGTTTTGAGGCTTGAACAGGCAGGCATACATAATAGTGGTGCCACTCTTGGAGTAGCCTTTGGCCCAGGCCACAGAACACTGCTTGTCCAGCTTGGCGTTAATGTTCTCTATCGAGGTTATGATCCAGATAAAGCGGGTCAAAAAGCCAATGTTCGCATGGAGGATATTGTTGGAAACATGATTGAGATTCGAGACATTGAATTCAAAAACTCTAATGATCCTGGGTCTATGTCTAACGAAGAGATATTGGAAACATTTCCATGTACATCCACTCTGTAAGTCCGAGCAGAATCAAGACGTTTGATCACTGCCTTTACAAGTATTTCCTTAACTATCACAGTAAGGAAACGCTTAAGACCAACTGGGGAGCCGTGCATGGCTCTTTACTCCATGCAATACTTGAGAAGTATGTGCTTGACGAAGATAAGGATTATGTTAAGTGTCTTTATAAGGGTTATCGTGGCGAGCTTGAGGTGGACAAGTTTGGCAAACCGACTGTACCTGAATCCCCTCTGAAGTGGGCCAAGCCAAAGGATTTTGCAAACAAGAAGCCATACTGTGATTCGTGTCCTTTCAAAAAAGGAAGTAAATGCAGTATCTCTAATGAGAGCCTCGACAATTTATCGGGCTGTCCACGATACCTGTTTGAAGGTTCGGTCGATATGCTTGACGGCGTTATACAGCAGTACGAGAAGGAAATCTGGCCACTTGTCTTGAGAGATGAATCGGGAGAGGCTGTTGGGGTTGAGTACGAATTCATGGTACCCATTCCAGGTACGGACGTTTTATTTCGTGGTTTTGCAGATCTTGTTGTAGAGAGAGATTCGGAGACTATTGAGATCATCGATTACAAGAGCGGCGTACATACTCAAGATGAGTCGGAATGTCGTGATGATGTTCAGGTAAGAGGGTATGCTTGGGCGGCTCATCAAGAATTTGTTGAGGACGTGAACAACCGCGGATACAATTACAAGTATGTTGTTTTGACGTTTGATTACTTTCAGGGCAAACCTATTACAACAGTTTTTTCTGAAGCTATGCGAAATCGTATTCAGGATGAGTTGATGTACAAGGTCTTTGAGATTCAAAATGCAACCAAGATTAGACGGGTTACCAACAATCCAGATCGAGAGTTCAAATGTAAGTATTTGTGCGATCTTGCTGTTTGTAAGAAAACGTGGGGCGGCCCATTTGAGGTAGACAGGGATCATGGCAAAAAGACTTAACAAAGATTGGGTAGATGCATATTTTGATCATGGTGTCGACGTAGCTAATCGACGCATATTTCTCGTTGACGAGATTGATGAAGATACAGTGACCGACGTGGTTAAAGGTCTTTATCTCATGGAGAATCAGGATGGCAAAGATCCTATTGAATTGTTTCTGTCATCTTGCGGCGGAGATATCTATGAGATGTTTGCCCTCTATGATATTCTCAACACTATTCAATGTCCAATTAACACGTTTGCGTATGGAAAATGCCAGAGTGCTACACCTCTCTTGCTTGCCGCGGGCGATAAAGGTAATCGATGGTGCTCCCCTCATTGCTTTTTTATGATACACGATTCGTGGGGTGCTTTGCCGGAAATGAATACCGAACAAGCGGAGGTGCAGATCAAGCATGCCAAGCATGTTCGTGAGCAATGGTGTAGAGCTTTAGCGAAACACACAAACAAGGATTTTCGTTTCTGGACTTCTAAGACAAAGAAGGGGACGGACACATTTTTTACAGCCGACGAAGCTCTTGATTGGGGAGTGGCGGACAAAATTTGGGATCAAAAAGGTGGCGAAGAATGAGTGCATATCACTTTAAATGTGAGCGAGACCACATCATTGCTTTGGAGATTGCCGATAGTAAGTATAACAGGTTTATCAAGTTGGCAGAATCCGGACATCGAGTGTGTCCTATTTGTCGTACTCAAGACGAGCCAGTCAATTCTAAGATTGTTCCTTTTGACGAAGAGCAGCAAGAACAATGGTACGATAGGACTTGCGAATTTTCTTGTAAGCATGGACACATCACCGAATTTTATCCTTTTACAAACGGCATGATAAACATTTCATGGACTTTGGAAAACGGCGAGGAGGTGTACGAGAATATTCAAGCAACGCCCCATCAGCTTAAGGATATGCTTGACAAGAAAGAATTGTTTTGTAGGCACAACATTATATCGGAAAAGAGCGGAAAAAAGAGGGTGTGTCGATGCAAGATGAAGTCGGTAAGCGGTCTTTCTCTCGAATTACCAAGATCTACCATTGGAATTAAGACGAAGGTTCGGGTTGGCGACGTATGGGATAAGGCAAGATGTCCTGAACCTGTTCGTGGAAACTATGAACGGGCCAAAGGCGGTATGATATACAAAGAAACAGAGTTTGAAAGACGTGCCGGCAGGCGAATCAAAGATATGCGTAAGGGCCGTATGGAGGTTTACGACGATCAGTCAGGTCAGCAGGTTTCTGTTCAGCGTCAGCGTCAAACTAAAAAGGTTGGCGAAACAATAACAGCTCCAACGAAGCGTAAGGGACGCCGAGTTTCAAAGGAGTCTCTGAAGGACGATATGATCTAATGAGTTTTGCACATCTCAATGTTAAGTCCAATGCGTCGATGCTGTATGCTTCGTGCAAAGTGAAGGATGTAGTTGCACGAGCCAAAGAGCTTGGACAAACGTCTATCGCTCTTACCGACTACTCCAATGTCTTTAATGCTATTCCTTTCTACAGAGAGGCTACCTCTCAGGGCATCAAGCCTATTTTGGGATGCGATTTCTTTTTTGTAGAGGATGCCGCTGAGTATAGAAGAAATAAGAATAGATCGTCCTATCACATCACTTTGTTGGCTGAAAACGACCGAGGGTGGCAAAACATTACAAGACTGTTGTCTGCCGCCAATGATGAAGATTACTTCTTCTATCGGCCGCGAATCGATTTTGATCTTCTGGAACAGCATTCGGAGGGAGTGATTGTTCTTACGGGCGGATCTGATGGAATTATGGGAAACTTTCTGTATGACCATCAAGGTGATGACGGTAGTATTTCACAGCCGGTGGCAACTTTTCGTGCTGAAGCTTTGTTACGAAAGCTTATGCGTACGTTTGATTCTGATCATCTTTACCTTGAGGTGCAGAATAACGGCCTTGAGCATCAGAAGCAGATTAATGAAAATCTTAGGGCAATTGCTAAGAAGAGGGGTCTTCAGACTATTGCTACAAACAACGTTCACTATGTTGGGCGTGGCGATGCTGAGGCACACAGAACTCTTTTGATTATGGCATCCAATCAGTTCAACAAGATGACTTATACAGATTTCTCTGAAGAGGGGTATTACATTAAGTCTGAGGATGAGATGGATGGTTTTACTGACGACGAGATTGGCTTGACTGGGCAAATTGCTGAGCGATGCAACGTTACAATAGACCTCAAGAAACGTAGGTTGCCTAAATATCAATTCGTGCCGGATAATAGAACTTCTGAGGGCTACCTTCGGCATTTGGCCGAAGAGGGGATGAAACGTCGCGGACTGATATCAAAAAGTAATCTCCGTGACTACCAAGATCGCTTAGAGAGAGAGCTTGGTGATATACATGAGATGGGATTTGATGACTATTTTTTGATCGTACATGATGTATGTAGCTGGGTTAGACAGCAGGATATTCTGCTTGGCAAGGGTCGCGGTTCTGCCGGAGGATCTCTTGTAAGCTATTGTCTTGGTATCACAGATATTGATCCCCTGCCATACGGCCTTGTTTGGGAGCGATTCTTAAATAAAGGTCGAGGAGGATTGCCGGATATCGATACAGATGTCCCTAAGTCTCGTAGACAAGAAGTGCTTGGATATATTCGAGAAAGATTTGGCGAAGGTAATGTTGCCCAGCTTGTAACTTTCAATGCTTTAGGTGCGAGATCTGTTCTTAAGGAAGTTTTTCGTGCCTACGAAATGCCTTTTGAGGAAGCGAATCGTATTACATCTTTTGTTCCATTAAAGAATGACGATCATCAGGCAGTCACCCTTGAAGAGGCTCTGTCTATGTCTCCAGAGCTTAGAGAATATGAAAAGAAGCATAAAGCGTGGTTTGCCATCGCTAAAGCTCTTGAGGGTTGCTACAAGTCAATTGGCATGCATGCCGCCGCGGTTGTAATTTCTGACACTCCGTTCCACGAGAGTAGCTATCCCCTTTGTCGTACAAAAGGCGGAGATCTTATTTTCGCTTATGATATGGGTGCGGTAGACGCACTCAGCCTTCTTAAGCTCGACATTCTTGGTCTTACCACATTAGATGATGTTTCTGAATGCATTGATATTGTGAGAGAAAGAACAGGAAAGACTGTCGACAGAGAAGAGTTGCCTTTAGACGATATGAATACCTACGCTATATTTCACCAAGGAAGAACTGGCGGCATTTTTCAGCTTGAAAAACAGCTTGGTAAAACATGGTCGAAGGCGACTAAACCGTCCACTATTGACGAGCTGTCAGATTTGGTGAGCATCATAAGACCCGGCCCCTTGGAGTGTCTTAGCGGAAATACTCGAATCTTAACTCATTTCTGGGATTATAGGGGTAGAGGCGGAAGAAGGTGTTATAGATACAAAACTATAAAAGAGCTATATGAAGATTTTTCTGCTCTGAAGACCGGGAATAAGCGATACTCCGATAAGATCATATCTATTAATGAGGAAGATTTTTCTTATCACAAAAATAGAATTCTTGATGTGGTCAAGAGTGGAGTCAAGCTTGTATATGACGTGAAGGTGACTTGTCGTCTTGATGGGGTATATTCAAAATCAAATCCGGGCCAAAGAAAAACGCTGCATGTTGAGGCAACACAAAATCATAGATTTTTAACGCACGCTGGTGGTTGGAAGAGGTTGTCGGAACTTAAATCTGGAGATTATATCGCTATAACAAATCGCGGTTACGGCGTCTCACGTCCCACTGATGACGAATATATTCATGGTAGAAAAAATTTCCGCAATATAGCTTTTAACAACTACCCTTATGAGTGCTGTATGTGCGATTGGGACGAGGGGAGCCTGGATGTTAATCACATAGAAGGTAATAGATTATCTAATAATACTCCAGATAATCTATGCTTTATGTGTCCCAATCATCACAGAATGTTTACGGAAGGAAATATTGATAAAGAAGATTTAATCAGAGCAAAAGATCGCTATAGATTACCTTTTACAGATGATGTTATTTTTGTTCGATTTGAAGAAGCTATTCCGCTCGAAGAAGTTGAAACATATGATATTTGCGTAGAAGGGCCTTGGCACAATTTTGTTGCTGGTGATTTCATTGTCCATAATTCCGGCATGGCCCAAGACTATGTCGCTGTAAAGTTTGGTAACAGAGAAGCAAGATATCTTGATCCGGCACTTGAGCCCATACTGAAAGATACTTATAGCGGATGCCTATACCAAGAACAGGTAATCTTCATCTGCCAAAAACTTGCCGGTATGAGTTTAATTGATGCGGACAAGGTTCGCAAGGCCATGGGCAAGAAGAAGCCAGAAGAGATGGCTAAATGGCGTCAGGCTTTTGTTGATGGATGCAATAATGCCAGCAACATTAACGAAGATGTTTCGGGTGAGATTTGGGGCTTTATTGAGAAGTTTGCTGGTTATGGTTTTAATAAGGCTCACGGGGTGGGTTACGGACTTCTCGCTTATGAGACAGCTTACTTCAAAGCCAATTATACCACTGAGTTTTTCTGTGCCAAACTTCGAAATTCAAAACATTCGCCAGATTCTTTGGATGAAGTAAACAAGTTGATTAATGATGGCAAGTTATTCGATGTCATTGTTACACCACCAAACTTTCGATCTCGCAATGTTGATTTTGACATTGTTGATGATGGCGTCATTGCTTTTGGACTCTCTTCTTTGAAGGGTGTTGGCGACAAGATGTTGGGCCCGATTCTTTCTATGGAGGCCAACTCTTTTGAAGAGTTTATCGGCGGGGCCAGGAAAAAGAACAAGACTGCGGTAGAGGGTTTGATCAAATCTGGTGCATTGGATTGTTTCGATTTACCCAGAGTTGAGATGTTGGCACAGTACAGATTAATGAAGGCGTTGTCTGAACGAGAATGGAATCTTTGTTTGGATTTGGGTAAAAAAAACGAGGTTGATTTTACCAGAGTTCTTGCTGGATTATCTGACGAAGATAAGGTAGAAAAGATTAAGAAGAAGTATGAAGTAAAGGTTCCTAACGTTCGTCGCAGGGAGAAGATTCGGGAACTTCTTGTAAAGTATCGTTCTACGGATATTTACGACAGTCTTCCTCAGAAGATTTCTTGGGAAAAAGAGATTCTTGGTATACCACTGAGCGGCAACCTTGCTGATGCTTACGTTGCCGATAATACTTGCAAGCAAGTTGCCTCCATGTCTGATGGAGATCGTGTTCAGATTACCATGACTCTTGGTAAGATTAGAAAGACTGTTACAAAGCGTGGCAAGAATCCGGGCCAAGAGATGGCATTTATTGAAGGAGGAGACCACACATATTTCTTGGATAATATTGTAGTTTTTCCGCGACAGTGGAGCCAATGCTGCCATAATATAGAAGAGGGGGTGGTCGTTAAGATCATTGGAGAGATTAACGATAGAGGCGGCATTATCGCTAACAGGGTCGAGAGACTACGATAAATGGCAAAGAAGTATATTTACGAGCACGAAACCGTTCCGCTTACGCCAGATCAAATACAAGCCCTTCAGATGCAGCTTTTGACACCAGATAGCATTAATGCTATTAATATGGTCATACAGTCTGTGCTTGCTAAGCGTGGCGAAGATGGCTGGAAAGTTCTTTCCCCAATAAATCTACCCACATTGTGGTTTGAAAAAGAGCAGGTAACAAGGAAAAAGGCGAATGGCTGATTACGCTCAAAGCTGTAAACAGGGGCGTGTGGCAGACAATCCGCTTTTCTTTAACCTTGAGTCTAAAGATCGCACCTCTAAAGCGGTTATAGTTCTTGCAATCAATTACGATACTGGTAAGAGAGATGAGCAAGGCAAGAGGAAGTATCGCACTATCTTTAGAAAAGTGGTCTGCTGGGGAGGAAACGCGGAGTATGTTTATCGTTGCCATAAAGCGGATAAGCTACAAGGAAGGCTTGTGAACGTTGTTGGGCGTGATGACGACGAGTTTGTAAGCAATGAGCGTGTCGAGGTTACACGTGCAGAGATTATAACAGTCATGGACAGGAAGAGGGATTAGTGATCAAGAAAAGAATCCTGTTTGTTGGCGAAGCCAGTTTTTTGAGCACGGGCTTTTCAACTATCTACCGAGAACTTTTACCTCGACTTGTTGAGACAGGCAAATACGAGATTGCGGAGCTTGGTTCTTATGCTTCGCAAGATGATCCTCGTGTAGAATCTTTCATTCAAGGCAGATGGAAATTCTATGCAGCCAAACCTGTTGGCGATGCCAACAGTAACCCTCATGAATGGGCCGTGTTTAGTCAGCCATCTCCTCGTCCCAGGGCAATGGGTCAGAACACCAACCAGTTTGGCGAATGGCTTTTTGATCGAGTAGTCGCAGACTTCAAGCCCGACATCGTCGTTGATATTCGTGACTGGTGGATGTTGGAATTTCAGGAGGTTTCATGCTTTCGTCCTTGGTTTAAGTGGATTGTTATGCCCACTGTGGACGCCGAGCCGCAGAAGGAAGAGTGGATGGCCACTTATGAAAACGCCGATCTTGTTTTGTCATATTCAGACTACGGCATTTCTACACTGAAGCGTCAAAGCGTGAAAGCTAAAGTATTTCCGACTCCCATGCGACCGGGTGTAGATCTTGAAACATTCAAGCCAATGGATGAGAAAGAGGTGCACGAATACTTTGGACTGAATCATGATATCCCGGTAATTGGGACAGTTATGCGTAATCAAAGTCGTAAGCTGTATCCTGATTTGATTGACGCATTCTCTCGTATGAAGAAAAAATACGAAGGAGAGACGATTGCGAATAAAGCAGTGTTGATTTTGCACACTACCTGGCCTGATAATCAGCACTCGTATGATTATCCACGCCATATCATGAGGCTGAATTCTTACAATTGGATGCCTTATCATTATAAGGGTATCAAGGATAGTATTCTCCAAAGCATGATGTGTCACAAGTGTGGAGAAAAACATATTGCTTGGGCTATGAGCCTCTTTAATCGTCCTATTGAACGAGTGGGAGATTCGCCGGCAATTTTAATGCCGTGTCCGCACTGCGGAGAACGTGCTGCTACCGCTCCAACAACTGGCGGTGGATATTCTCGTGAAGAGCTTGCCAAGCTGTACAATTTGTTTGATGTGTATGTGCAGTGTTCGATTTGTGAGGGGGACGGAATGCCCATCCAAGAAGCTAAGGCTTGCGGTATTCCAACGCTTGTCCCTGATTATACCGCGATGCGTGAGAAGGGCAGGTTCCCGAAGGACTATCTTCATTTTGATAAAGCTGGAGTTACTGAAGAGAACTATTCTTGTCATAAGGGTGGAGACGTAACACCTGTTGGCCGTTACTACTACGAACCAGAAACTTCATGTAAGCGTGCTTTGCCAGATGTGGAGATTCTTGCGGATCAAATGTTTGAGATGCTCTCGAACGAGATAAAGCGTAAGAGAATGTCTAAAGAGGCACGCGAATGTGTTGAAGCGAACTATGATTGGGATCGTATCTGGCGACAGTGGGAGTTTGTTTTTGATCATGTTACACCGAAATCCAGAGAAGTAACTTGGGATTCCCCTATTGAGGTAACAGAGCCCATCGAAACTAAAGATGTTCCGGAAGGCTTGAACGATGATCAATATCTTGAGTGGCTTTACGTTGAAGTACTCAAGTATCCTCGTATTGATCCGCAGGGTGCCGAGATGTGGAAGTCGCACCTAAGTCAAGGAGTTTCCAGAGAACAATTACTCAATCACTTTGTCGCTCTTGGCAACCAGCAGTCTGACGCCGGTAATCAGCGTCAACGTATTAGGGCAGAAGTTGAAGGCACTGGGTCTTCTAAGAAAGTCGGCGTTATTGAGGATTGGGTGGAATGAAGTTACTATTTTGTGGACCTATCAATGACTTTAGCGGCTTTGGGCATGCATCACGACATTTCTTGCGTGCTTTGGACTGTTCGGATATCGATCTTGTTGCCAGGCCGCTGATTTACGATCAGCTTGATGAAGGGCAAGAGTTTGTGCCGGACGAGTGGCACAAGAAGCTGATGGAAAAGAGCATCACCAAAGGAGTTGACGCGGTCATTCAAATGACCACAGCCAACGCCGAAGCCCAGCCCGTTCCAGGGTGCATGAATATACTGTATTCGTTTTTCGAAACAGACAGAATCCCCGGTGCTTGGGCACAACACGCCAACAATTTCGATGCCATTGCCGTTCCATGCCGCATGAATGTCGAATCTCTGTTACGTAGTGGAGTGACAAAACCGATCATCAACATGCCTGTCCCTTGCGACAAGGATGTTTTTGACAAGGAATATGATCCGTACGACCTCGGGAAGAAAGCCGAGGGACGCACAGTGTTCTACAATATTTGTCAGCTTTCCGCCAAGAAGGGCATCGATTCTCTTTTGCGAAGCTACTATGCGGCTTTTGCTGATAGGCCCGATGAAGTCTTGCTTGTTTTAAAAACATACATTGGTATGGCAAATAGGAATTTAGAACAAGAGAAGACTACGGTACGTCAATTCATTGATAGAGTTTGGCAGGGTGCTCGTATTCCAGTAGAAAAGCGTCCTCCGGTTCTTCCAATCCTTGGTACGGTGTCGGACGATATGATTCATGGGCTTCATAAGAGGGGCGATGTATATGTCTGTTCTTCTCGTGGAGAGGGATGGGGAATTCCAGTGTTTGATGCCATGGCTCATGGCAATGTGACAATTTCTCATCCTTGGGGCGGCATGGAGCATTTCGTTACCAACGAATCAGCCATTGTCTATGGTGGATCAATGGCACTTTGTTACGACATGCCTCACCCTGATCCCGTACTTTTTAATGGAACATGTCAATGGTTTGAGCCGTCTACTGCCGAGATGTCAATGATGATGCGAAACTATCATTTGTTAAAGCAGCAGGCGGAAAAGAAAGAGTTTGCCGAAGGCAACAGGGAGCAGTGGGAGTCTGTTTTGAATCGTCAAAAGAAGGCGGCCAAGGTTTCTGAAGCTTTTGATTACCGTGCGATTTCTGGACAGATTGCCGCAATCATTGCTGAAGCTTTTGAATCATGGAAGTTGACTGGCGATATCATTATCAATAAGGAGGCAACTCAATGAAGTCTACAATCTTCGCAACGCTTCTATTCATTTTGACAAACATCTCTTTTGGTCAATTTGAGCCGCCTTCGCCGGAGGCTAATCTTAGTCTTGATCATAGCACTTCAGTTTTGATTAATCCGGGGAGTTCGTCGAGCCCTACTTTTTACATTCATCACCCTGACCAGCCTTTGTCAGTGATTGTGCAAGGACCTTCTTTTGCCGGCTACTATCTTGGAGTTATGCCGGCACCGGCCAATTTCAACGGTATGCAGTTCAATGGAGGCGTACTTAGTATGTTTCCTTGCATCAGCATTATGATTGGATACGATAATTTAGTCGGTCCGATCTGTCCGTTATGCGGAGTTGACGTGACCGTGTTTGACGTTTCGTTTCTTCCGTTCAATTTCGACTTAACAATTCAGGCAGTTTTGATCTCGTCACAGCTTCCGTTTGGATACAAGCTGACTAATCCGGTTCAGATCATGACGCCCGTAAGTCCAAATGCCTAAGAGTCAAAAATGAATCAACCACAACCAGTTTATGTTCCCCAAATGGCCTCGATTGCCGAACGCGTTAACAAGCCGCCTCGTCTTATTCAGTGTATACAAATGCATAATGAGTCGGAGTTTGCGGAAATCGTTCTTGGGTCGATTTACGACGAAGTAGATCAGATCATTGTGATTGAAGGGGCCGTCGAAAATCGCCCCAATTCGACAGATGATGGGCACTCTACGGATGATACAATTGAAATAGTAGAGAGGTTCCGTAAAGAGAAAGATCCTGACAAAAAGATCATGTTCATCAAGATCAATAAGCCATGGAAAGATCTTGAGGAAATGAAGAACACGTTTTTGCAGATGTGTATGCCGGGTGACTGGGTGATCATCAATGATGCTGACGAGCTTTATAAACCCGAAGACATTAGAAGGTTGCGGGTAGCAATCGATCTGAACCCTCATGCTACTGAGTTCGTGCCGCTGTTTCTTCACTTCTACCGTGATTTTCAGCATATTGCGTTTCCTGGTCCTGAGTGGCAGCCGCAGCATCAACGAATTTTCAAATTTACAGCGGGCATGCAGTATCATACTCATCCTGTGGTGACTGATCCTGCTGGCCGCTGTACCTACTTCTCGCCAGAATATCAACCTCGAAGAGTTATGCTTGATAACTTCTTCATCTTCCATTACGGTTATGCTCGTGCGAATATGGATGAAGTAATGCGTGGCAAGCAAGAGTATTATGATAAAGAGCTTGCCAAGCACGGCGGTGCTAACAAAGCCTTCGATCAAAAGATAAAAGATTGGTTTGATGGCACAGAACCTTATGTACTTTTTGACGGGGAGCATCCAGAAGCTATTAAGTCTCATCCTATGTTTGATTATCGCGATGAGAGACTTGTCAAAATGCCAGGACAAGCTACTTGGCGTGATGTTGCCCCGTATCGTGAAGCTCTTGCTGGCGAACCATACGGCAACATATGGTTGTGTCAAACTGGTCAGGCCCAGCCTCGGATGGCAATGTATCATAATGGTATGACTGTTTCTCACGGAGGTCCTCCTACTGAAGTCATTGACGTAGATCTGGATGAAGCAGGTCTCGCAAATTTTGGAAGTTGTAATATAGTAGGATCTTGTTAGTATGTCATACCAAGATATGTCTCGCGACGATTTAATTGCTGAGATTGAGAGACTAAAGGAAGAGGCGTTTGATCAAGCTGCGGCACAGATTTCTGTAGAAAGCACTCGTCTTTCTGATGCTCTTAATGCTTATAGTGCTCAGGCAAGCAAAAGAATTCACGCCCAAGGCATAGATTCTATCTTTGGGCTTACTAAGGGCAATCAAACTTTGCGAGAAAATCTTCAAAAGCTTCTCGGCTTGACGGCTTATTGGGAGCAATTTTTGCCAGAGGACATGACCCCTTTTGAAGACCTACCGGAGTCAGAGCAGCAAAAATACATTCCTAAAGGTTGACTTTTTGCTACGCCTGCGGTACTATGCAGACGGGAAACGGGAGAGGCAGAAACAATCAACAAGGATTACAAATAACTATGCGTATTTTTGCATTTCTCGCCATCATTGCTACTCTCTGTTTCAGCGGAACGTCTTCAGCTCAAGCCATGCCCGGTTTTCAGCCAGATGTGATCGGCACTGCTCGTATGTTTCCGTTTCCGCTCCCCGCAGGCCCTATTGTTTATCCACACTCGGTTACAATTCCAGCCAATCAAGTCAGTTCAACACTCTTTTTTGCCCAAGGAACTCCGAATTCGTCTTTGACGACTTTCGTGTCACTTGGTCCGGTCGTGCCTGATTTTTCTGGAACTCCCTGCGGACTTCTCAACATCAACCTTACATTTCCCGGCACCATTTCTATTTATTCTTACAACCAGTTTGGGCCAGTAAATCCTACGGCCCCTGTATTCCTCAATCTTCCTCCGTTGTCGGCGGGTGTGGAGTTGGGGTTTCAAGCCGTTGTAATCGACGCTACTCTCTCTGGCGGATGTCAGTTTACAGCAGCAACCAACGTGATGGTGATGTAGCATTATGATCAAAGTGCTCTACTATTTACGAAATCTTGGTCTTGGTGGCACCGAAAAAACTGCTATTCTGTTTGCCAGGCATTTGCCCCGTGATAGATTTGATGTTGCTTTCGCATACGAAAGCAAAGGTCAACAAGATAGATTTCAAGATCTTTACGATGCAGAACATATTAATCTGTATCGCATTAGGCAGGGAGTAACTCTGCCCGATGCCGCTGAAGATTTTCAGGCAGACATTTTCCATGCATTCCGATCGGGTTACCCAGAGTTTCCTCAGCCCGGCAAGGATATTGGAATCAATCATATTTTTGTTGAAACCAATGTTTTCGGTTTCCATGATCCCAGTCCTTACGTGAGCAAGACGCTATTCATGAGCGAGTGGCTTATGCAGGCCGCGGGACGGCAGCCAAACAGACGTTTTGATTTTGTGAATAATCCCGTTCTTAAGCCAAGAACTCATAGAAATCTTGATCTAAATCTGCCGCACAACACAATGGTCTTGGGTAGAGTTGGGCGGCCTGATGATGGAATCTATACGCCGATTGCTGTGCAAGCGTCGATGCTTGCAAAAAATCAGGGTATACCAATCCACTGGGTTGTCGTGGCTCCGCCGCCACGAATGATTGAGGATTTAGACAAGTTTGGTTTATCGTACACTGTTGTAGAGCCAACGGTAGATCCTATCATTCTTAGTAAGGCATACAATTCAATGGATGTGTATGCCCATCATAGAGCTGATGGCGAGACATTTGGAGTCAATATTGCCGAAGCCATGATGCATGAGTTGCCGGTCATCACTCATAAAGCCACCCCATCTCATCCAGGCATGGGGGTTTTCCAAAGCCAGACAACACTGGTTGAGCACGATAAGACTGGTCTATTGACGGATGGATCTGTACAATCCTATCATCAGGCCATCATTGAGATGTGGGAGATTGGGTCAAGAAGGCGTGGCGGATTAGGCTTTGAGGGTAGATTGAAAGCCGAGAAGGAGTATCATATCGATCCTGTAATTGCCAAGTTGGCAGGCATCTACGAGGAGTTGGTTCGTGGCTAAGGAATTACTTTTCTCTGTTACCAAGGCCGATCTTGATATAAAGCCTATACGCGGTTCTGGTCCAGGCGGACAACACAAGAATAAGAAATTCACGGGTATTCGCATCACTCATCGGGATTCGGGTGCAGTCGGCGAGGCTACAGAAGAGCGGTCTCAGGCAAGAAATAAAATTCAAGCCTTCAAGAGAATGCGTGAGTCTGATAAATTCAAGGTTTGGCACAAGCGAGAGTGTGCTCGTCGGTCTGGCGAATTGGCTCGCGAAAAGGAATTAATTCAAAAGCGTGTTGACGAAGCAATGCGTGAGAAAAATCTGAAGATTGAATACTATGACCCAGACAAAGATTGATTGGAGATTTCATAGCAGGAATACTGTCGGCTCTTCAGTTGAGGAAGAGTACTGGGGAGAGTATCGAGGATTCTCAGTAAAGTATATTAAGAAGACTCCTGGTGACGATCAATATATCATTGAGTGGATGGATGATATTACCATTCTGTTTACTGAGGAGGATCTCATAAACTTTGTGAATGGCCTTGAAGCACCCAATCGTGAGCGGCCCGAGGGATTCAATGATGCAATGAGGGTTCTGGACGCCGCCCACATTTTGTGCGGCGGAGCAGCAGATTATGTTCACAAATACACTCTTGAAGATTTTGTGGACGTGGCAATAAGAAATGGCGTTCGTATTGAGGTGTCTGTAATTAAGGGACAAAAGGGGTACATTAGATGAGGGTGGTTCATCATTCGAAAACAATTGGATATGCTGGTACTGATAGAGTTGCACAACTTTTCTGCAAATACCTTTTAGAAAAAAATGATGTTGAGCCTTTTCTTATGTACCGAGAAGGCGATACGGATGATCGTCTTGAAATTGTGCGTGACATCCTTGGGAACGACAGAGTCGTCCCTTATCAACACGAACATGCTCCGTCAGCTCGTCCGCCCTACTATCCTCTGTCCAGCAATTTTGCTGAAGTACTTGCTGGTATTAAGCCGGACATCCTTCATGTTCATCGATCTGGGTATCCGGAGTGGCCGCTTGTGCCTGGAATGATTCCTGATGGATGTAAAGTGGTGGAAACGAATATCTTCGGTAATGCAGACATAACAGGGATTGTGGATATAAACATCTACATCTCTGAACACATCAGAAATCGTGCAACAGGATTAGGCAACCCACATGGCCCTATGATTTTCAATCCTACAGATAGGCCATCTTATCGTCCTGATATTCCTGGGCCAGAAGCACACTTTTACGCAAAACGTGAATTAATTGGCGATTTACAGGAAAGGTATGCCTTCAAGCTTACTAAGAAGGAGTCGATCTTTGTGGGACGTGTTGGGCGTCCTGACAACTTTGATCCTATTGCATTAAAAGCTTGGGCAAACACACAGGACCATTTTCCGAATGCGTATTATCTGGTGGTCAATGGATGTAAAAGGTGGCGTGAAACTGCTTCAGAGCTTGGATGTGAAAGAGTCATCTTTATGGACCCGATTATTGACGACTTTGAGTTGTCTCGGTTCTATACTGCTCTTGATGTTTACGCTCATGCTCGTCATGACGGCGAATGTTGTCCTTGCAATATTCAAGAAGCGATGATGCATGGAGTTCCTGTAATCAGCCATGTTTCTCAGATTTACAATGGGCAATCTGAAATCATTGGCGATGCGGGGTTTGTAGCTCCTTTTTCACACCATGATAATTATGCAGAGATTCTTTGGAATCTGTTGGCAAACGCCGAACTTCGTGATGAGTTTTCGATTCTTGCTCGTCGTCGAGCAATGAGACATTTTGAAGCTTCCTGCGTGACTACTGGACTTGTTAATTGTTATAAAGCTGTTTTGGAGAAATAAATATGCTTAGTTCTATTATCGCTGCCGTCATTTTCCTTTCCACCCTAAGTGTTACTGGCCCCGTGTCGGCTCCGGCAGGCACTACTGTGTGTCTTGACGTCACTTGCGTCACGGGAATTCTTTGTTCTCGTGCTTATATTGGCAATAAAGATTTGCCGATTACAACTGTTCAAACTGGCAATCAAGCTACGCTAACCATCAAAATCCCTAATGGGTGCACTGGTATTTTAGAAGTTGATGTTAGTGATGGTGCTGGCTCTGCTTCAACTGCGGTATTAATTACATGAATCTTTATCCAAATACACACCGATGGCGACTTCTTCACAAGAAAGAGTTGGCTCGTAGAGGCGAACGGAAGTATTTTACAAGATATACCATCATTGAGACTCCGTGGTTTGCACTGCTTTTGCATCGCATGCATAATCCGGACCCAAACGTTTATCTTCACGATCACCCGTTCAATTTCTGGACTTTTGTTTTGTGGGGAGGATACACAGAACTTAACAAAAAGGGTTATGAAAAAGTCGGATGGCTTAACTTGAAAAAGCGTTTTGCCAAACATTTTCACTCTATTGTGAAGGTTGATCGGGGCACCACCACGCTTGTTTTTCGTGGGCGTCGCTATCGTCGATGGGGATTTGATATTGACGGAAAGTGGACTGACGCCAAAAAGTATTTACAGGGAGAGTCCGACGAATGAAGCTGGCCATCTATACATCTGCTCTTGAAGGCTGGATCAGTGGCGGCATCGCCTGTATTATCGAAGTTCTCAATGAACTGCATACCCGCGGACATGAGGTGCGTGCATTTGTTGATATCAATGGCGACAAGGATTGCACATGGATTCCTAACTTCTTTCCAATCTACCCAGCAAACAGCGAGGAGTTTCGGAATTATGATGGTGTTCTGGTAAGCCCTTTTTCGCCTACGGCAAAAGCCGTGGCAGATCACGAAAACGCTTCAGATCGTTTTTATTGGGTTCACACTAATGAAGGCGTGTTCAATGATAACGATGCTGCGTGGAGACAGAGAGCAATTGATTCGTATTCGTTGCCACTGAAGATTTTTTGCACTTCATCATATGTGCAAATTATCATGGAGCAGATGTATAATCGAAATGTCATTCAGACTCTTGTTTCACCGGGATATGACCCAACAATATTCCATAATAATGACGATGTTAGGATTTGGGATGACCCCTCTTCCTTAAATGTTTGTTTTTGGAATCGGGGCGGTTGGGTGCGTGGGGTGGATGTAGCTCTCGCTGGAATTCGTGCTGCTCAAAAGAAGGGTGTGCCAATTAATCTCATGCCCATGAATGATGGCACGAAAAACCGCAACAGTGTTGCTGCGAGCTATCGAAACGCACATGTTTATCTGGATGCTTCTCGGCTTGCAGGCTGCCCAACGCCAGTAATTGAGGCTATGGCGTGTGGCACGATACCAATTTGTACAAAGTATGGTACTACCGACTTTGTTTCTTCTGGGTATAGCGGAGAGATAGTTGGAACAGACTCTCCGGATGACATAGCCGAAGCATTCTGTAGGCTTTGGAATACTCGTGATTCTAAACTTTACATAAGAAGTTTCGCTGCTATGTCCGGTGCTAAGAATAAAACCTGGAAGCATATTACCAATAGCTTTACTGAGGCAATAGAAGTTGGACAGAGTAGAGAAAATCTCTTGAAACCGAGGTTCTCAAATGTTTGAGCAAGCAATCACTTTTGACGATGTCTATCTTATGCCGGGGTACAATGATATTGAATCCCGACAAGACGTCAGTCTTAAAACTTCTTTGCGTAACTATGCTATTGATATTCCCATCATTAGTTCCAATATGGATACAATAACTGGACCCAGTATGGCTCGTGCTATGGATGATGAGAAGGCACTCGGTATTCTTCATCGATTCAATACAATCGAGCAGAATGTTGCGGACTTCAAAGAAGTGCATCCAGGTTTGTGCGGTGTATCTGTTGGTGTTGGCGAGAGTGCTAAAGAGAGAGCCGGTGCTTTGAGTGATGCTGGAGCACGAATTATTTGTGTCGATGTAGCACACGGCCATTCTAAGGCTGTGGGGCAGATGATCAAGTGGATTAAGAGAGAGTTGAGAAAAGGTATTGTTGTAATAGCGGGAAATGTTGCTACAGAAGCGGGGGCAGATTATCTTGCTTCGTGTGGTGCTGACGGTATTAAGGTCGGTATCGGTCCAGGCTCAGCCTGCACCACACGAATTAATACGGGTGTTGGCGTTCCACAGATAACTGCTATCATGAACTGTCGACGAGTCGACAGGTTCCTGATTGCTGATGGCGGTATTCGAAATCCAGGTGACGCCGCGAAGGCTCTCGCTGCTGGTGCTGATGCGATTATGCTGGGCGGTCAGCTTGCTGGATGCGACGAAACGCCGGGTTCAGTAGTTACTAAACCCGGAGCAGGGCTTATTCGTAATCCAGACTATAATGGAGGTATTGATCCTGACCATACGGCCTGGATGCTTGATCAGGGTACAAAGCATAAGGTCTTTCGTGGGATGGCATCCCGCGAGGCTCAAGAAGAATTCATGGGATCAATGTCCGAGTGGAAAACACATGAAGGTGTGTCCACCTCAGTCCCTTGCAAAGGTCCGGTCGGAGAAGTCATTCGTCATTTTGCGGGCGGTATTCGTTCGGCTTTTACTTATGTTGGTGCTCGTAATCTTGAAGAGTTCCATCGCAAAGCTCAGTTTATTAGAGTGACGCCGGCCGGTAGGGGAGAGGGAGAGGCTCATATCAATGTTTGATATAGAAAAGATACGCGAAGACATTGAGATTGCTGGAGGAGGCAAAGAAGGAGATTTTGAGCCTAATTTTGACAACATGCAATGTAACTTAGATCCAGGCTCTAAAGTAAGAATAAGATGGTTGGGCGAATACGACGGAATCGTGGACATCGGATACGTCATTTATTTACCTGGCCAAATTCCCGATCCAGATTTTGGTGCGGTCATATATGTTCCGCATCCAGACAATCCAGCAGGAAAAGATCGATGCGAGGTGATTTGGATAAGTGCTTGTAGACTAAGTACAATGGCCGTACTGGAACAATTATGAAGATTCTTGTTAGCTACAGAGGAATTCCTCAATCGAAGGGTTGGGCAACTGGTGACAGTGTAGTCCGAGCATTTCGTGCGTTAGATCATGACGTTTACACTTGGGGCCATTATTATGGACATCCAGAGCAAAAACTGGAAAACCATGGAGAATGGACCGACTATGATCTTGTTGTTTATATGGAGATGAATGACGGAGATCAGCAGTACGGAATCCTCAAGAATATTCCTGCTCGCCGCAAGGTTGCTTGGTTGTTTGATGTAGAGATGCAGCCTCAGTTTTGGAAAGCTTTGTGCGACCACATGGAGTTTGACAGAATCTTTTGTGCCAACACGGATTTCCTTGAATTTCTGAATGCTGATTTTCTACCATATGCCGCAGACACGGATATTCATTACAGACCTCTTGATTTCCCCAAGAAAAGGGTGGCTTCCTTAGTAGGTTCAGACAGACAATCAAGAAGGCAGTTGATCGCTTCGGTAGATGACGCCGAGTTTATCGCCGGAGTATATCGTGAAAAGTATATCGATGCGTTGGGGTCCAGCCTCATATCTATCTGCGATGTAGCTGGCGGTGGTGCCGGCCTTATGCCGATGCGATTCTTTGAGGCTCCGGCAGCAGGATCTCTGCTTGTGTGTCAAGTCAACAATCAGAATCGTGATGATGTGATGCGTGAAGGGCAGTTTTATCTCGGCTATACTGATGATAAAGATTTGCCCGGAATCATTGACTTTCTAAAAAGTGATATAGCGGAGCGAGAAAGGCTGACTGTGGATGGCCACAATCATGTGCTTCTCAATCATACCTACAAACAGCGGTGCGAGTACATAATTGAGGCTTGCGGACTATGAAAATATCTACTCTCGTCTGTGCGTATATCCCAGAAGGCGACATTAGGCTTCGTGCGATGTTTCATCGGGCATTGGGTAGTCTACGAAGACAGTCTCGCAGGCCAGATGAAGTCGTGATAGTTCTGGACGAGTCATTTGTTTACGTCAAAGATACTCGACGGTACATTAAGGAAGCCGAGACTTGGGATGACAAAAAAGGCTTGACGCCAATTAATTGGGTACTACGCACGAGAGGACGCAAGGAAGGCTTGGCGGCAGCCAAAAACTTTGGATTGCAATTTTGCACGGGCGACTACATAACATATTGCGACGTGGATGACGAGTGGGCAGAATGTAAGCTGGAGCTTCAATCGCAGTATGCCACAGAGTTTCCTGACGTTTCTGTTATTGGTACCCAGGCTTGGGACCGTTGGGAAGACGGAATCTTACGTCCGAATTGTTTTAAGCCGGGACAGTTCGAAACACATGAGCAAATTAGAGATCAGTTGCCACACGAAAATGTTATGTGTCATGGTTCGGTTATGATCAGAAAAGAATCCCTTGAATGTCTGATTGTTGCCGGCGAAGGTCCATATCGAGATATTCGAGGTGCAGAAGATTACGATTTGTGGAAGCGTATGATGGCGGTCGGAGCGGTGTTTTATAACATTCCTGAGAGACTTTATCTCTATAGCTTAGGAACGAGCGTCGAGCGATGAATGAGTAAAATTTTCTGGATGATTACCGAACAAAAGTTGGAGTTTTTGCGATGAGTAAGCCTTGGGAAGAGTTGGTAGACAATCATGACACGTTTACCGAAGAGCAGGTTGCAAATTTGATGAGAAACGTGGGAGTTGGTACGGACAATTTTGGTCGCCGACGTCTTGTGCAACTTGTCGCGGCGACCGAATGGCCGGACGATCATGAGGTTTCGATTCTCGATCTTGCTTGTGGCAACTGTGTCAATTTCGAGGTATTCGAAGAGCTGTATCCGATGAACTTCAGTTACCTTGGAGTTGATCGCGGGTCTCGATTCCTTAAGAATGCTGAAGAGCGGTATGAAGGTTATGTTAATTTTGGCGTTCAAGAATCATTTGTTGAAGAGTTACCCATGGCAGATAACTCTCACGATGTTGTTATTCTTCGTCATGTACTGGAGCATCTTCCTGAAGGGTACGAAGTAGCTATCCGTGAAGCTTGGCGGGTGGCTGCACGCGATCTTTATGTCGTCCTCTTTGAGCCTCTGACTGACAAGCCCGATAACATTGTTCGGCATGGTCCAGATGAACATGGTGCTTGCTATTACTGGAACACCTACAACAAATCTGATTTTATGAAATTCGTTTTGTCTCTTCAGCCAGACAATCTGAATGTACAACGCATTTCGACGCCGAGTGCTGCTCACGACGACATCATTTATCGATTGAGTAAGGCGGTGCCGGATGAAGAATAGCTGGACTTTTGGAATTATAACGGATGGCAATAATCCGGAGCGAGTTGAAGATATCGTTCAAAATATTCACAGCCAGTTTACAACAGATGATGAGTTTGAAATCATCATAGTTGGATTCAAGCGTGATGGACGTTATCTTGGTAGGCGAAGAGTTTTGGAAGTTGAATTTGATGAAACCGTAAAGCCGGCCTGGATCACCAAGAAGAAGAATATTGTCGCCGAAATGGCCGCCCATCCAAATGTTTGTCTTATGCACGATTACGTAACTATAGGTAGTAATTGGTGCAATGACTTCAAAAACTTTGGATATGATTGGAAGTCCTGCGTCACTCCTATATACAACACGAATGGCCGGCTGTTTCGTTTCTGGTGCACCGCTGGCCATGATGCTGGCGTTGATATGCAGGACGACCTTGAAGGACGATTTGGATTTCGATGCATGAGAGCAGGTCTTCGGGGATTTGAAAGATGGCAGTACTACTCCGGAGCTTTTTTCTGTGCTAAGAAGGAGGTTCTTGAGAAGGTGCCCCTCAATGAAGATTTGGTTTGGGGCGAGTCAGAGGATATTGAGTGGTCTCGCCGTATGTATTTGGAGTACGGGGAGAATGCGTTTGCTTGTAATGTTCATGCTTCCGCATTCTTGTTGAAGAAAAAGGAGCACGCACCGTGGGAGAACCTGTCTTTAATGTGAAAGCCGTTCTTTTTGATCTCGATGGCGTTTTGGTAGATGCTTGCGATTGGCACAAGGATGCCTTGAATGACGCTATCGAGGAGATAGCGGGATTTCGTATTAATGAAGAAGAGCACGTCAGTATGTTCAATGGACTTCCCACATCCAAGAAAATGGAAATCTTGGTAGGTCAGGGAAGGATTACGGTCGAGCAATCTAAAGCCATTCCACCGCTTAAGCAGAAAAAGACCATCGAGATACTTCTCGACAAAGTTGAGAATGATGAGTCTAAGATTGAAATGCTTACTCGCCTTATGAAGTCTGGTATATTGACTGCATGTGTAACAAACTCTATTCGTGAGACTACTGAGATCATGCTGAATAAATCTGGAGTAAGGGGGCTTTTCGATGCAGTTGTAACTAATGAAGATGTTAGGCATCCAAAACCACACGCCGAACCATACGTTACTGCTATGGTTGAAATAGGTCGAACTCCACAAGAGTGTCTCATTGTAGAAGATTCAGACAAGGGATACGAGGCGGCCAACAAGACAGGTGCGAAAATATGGCGTGTGAAGAACGCTGAAGAGGTTAATTGGTGTAATATAAAGGAGCACTTGTAATGGTTGAGGCTCCTTATGCGAAAAATTGCAATTAATTATCTTCACTATCGTCGTGACGGAAAATGTCATAGGCTGACCTTCGAAAGCTTGGCACAAGCCAAGCGTCTTTCGGAAGTTAAGGTCAATATTCTCGTCAACAATGATGTTGCTCCATGGAAATCTAATTGGGGCAAGATGCTCCGGAACGCGGGAGCGGAAGTTGAGGTAGTGCATTTTGCAGAGAAGAGTGCCAAGAATTACACCGACAAGATAGCTTGGGCAACCAAGCAGCCAGAAGAATACTCGGTAAAGCTTGATGAAGACGTTTTTGTAAACGGTCATGTTTGGGATTATATGATCGAAAACGTCGACTGCCTACAAAATCCGAGCAACTTTGTGGTCCTACCTCTATTGTCAAATGGAATACCCTCGGTGGATTTGTTCGCCGAGGATTTTCTTGATAAGGACGAGCTTAAAGAACTGTACTCCCGCTTTGTACAGTTCAAACATCCCAATAGATGGAACTTTAACTACGAAGATCTCAATTCGTCTGAATGGGATTGGCGAGCTTACATGGAAAAGGTGCGAGCCTTTAATACTCCGGTCAAAGGAATTCATCCCGTTCGAATGCATGGGCCGTCTCAGTATTACATTAATGAGATGGTTTTAAAGCATGTTGATCAGTTTCGTGGTTGCGGAGGGATGAGGCTTGACCCAATGAGTATTGCGTATTTCTGCAACAGCTTCTTTTTGATCCGCACAGAGGTGTGGAAATCCATTTTCGAGGACGAAGATCGCAGATGGGTAGGTAAGGATAAGCTTGGCGGATGGGCGTATACATTTGACGAAGTTCCGATGAATCACTATATGCGGGAGCACGATATGAACGCAGTGTTTATTCGTAATGGGTTTGCCGTTCATACGATGTACAACACTCTTTATCAGTTAGATGGCAAAAGTCGCGGCCACGAAGCCGAGTTTATCGGCAAGCTTCATAAAGAGATATTCGGTGAATGATACCGCAATCATTGTAGTCGCAGCCGGGCCAGCACAGAACACCTGTTTCTGGCCTTCTTATATTAGAGCTGAGGCTGGTATGGATCATGATCTTATAGTGGTCCATATGAACGAAGCACACCTTCGCAAAGAATGGATTCCGCCCACCGCAATCACAGAGAACAAGGGTAATTTACCCAACCGAGCGTTCGGTGCTTATCGCCATTATGGCCAGAAGTACATGGGCGATTACAAATACCTCGCATTCGTATCAGATGATGTGATATTCAAGCGAAATAGTTGGTTACGACAAGCGAGAGCGATGTTGCGGCAGCACGAATTACTTGGTTTTGTTGGTACCCAGATTTTTAACGGAGGAGCTAAGTATCCTCATCCCTCTCATATGAGAGCACCTATCTGGTTTACCAAAACCGAAGCACTCGCCAAGATTAGTTGGCAGTTCAGTTCTGATCATGATGGAGAAATGAGAATAGCAGATCAGTTCGTTGCTGCGGGATATTTTGGTTGTCAGATTGGTAACAAATTTAACTTCGCTTACGACGCCTTGCAGTCGAATCATATCTCTCAACTTGCTGAACGTATGCATCTATTCTATGTAGATGAGCATTATGTGTACACAAACGATGAGATTGAGTGTTATAATGAAACTCGTCAAGATGACCTTGATCAAGGTATAGAAGGTCCAATTATTGAATCTCCGTTTGATCATATTGGCAAGAGATTTTTCAACAGTCATTTTGAGCCATTTGATGGCCTTATTTATGACAGGAGTAGTCATATTGCCAATGAGGCCGGTGTTGTCACTCAGTATCCTTTTGGAGTGGAGGTGCTTTCAGGATGGAACTCTCTGAAGTATTGAAAAAGATGCGTCCGACATTTACGGACTTTGCAAAGAACGAGCTTGTCTTTCGGGACGCTTTTGGACAGAATGAAGTGTGCGGATATCCCATCAAGAAGGTGCTTGAGCTGGGGGTTTGCCGAATCAATACTCATGTTCCGCCAGACTTCTTTGGTCAATCAACTAAGACCCTAATTGCTTTGTGTGCTTACTATGGATGCGATTTGCTAATTTCCATAGACATCGACCCACTTGCCGCTGCCACAGTCGAAAGATGTAGACAGTTTTTAAAGGATTGTGGTCATGGGCATAATTTTGAAAAGCACTACTTTGTAGAAGCGAACAGTTTGGAATATGAAGTAGATGGAGAGTTTGATTTCATTTTTCTCGACACCAATCATGATGACAACTATCCCGAGCGGATTGGTGTGGCGGGAAAAGAGGCGGGTGGTGCGGGTACCACGTATCGAGAGATCTGTAAATACGCCAATGTATTGAGCGAAGGCGGGCGTCTTTTTATTCACGACACTAAGAACTTCTATGTTCCGCGTGGATATGGAGTTAACACCGAGGGAGCAATTCAAAAATTTCTTGATGAGAACCCGGACGATTTCAAGTTTCGCGAGCATAATACCAATAAGAATGGTCTTGGAGAGATCGTTCGTGCGGACAACGACATCTGGGACAAATTCCCGATGGAGAGCTACTAATGCAGATTCTCATTCCTATGGCAGGACGAGGCTCCCGCTTCGAAGAAAAAGGATATACTTTTCCTAAGCCATTGATTGATGTTATGGGAAAGCCCATGATACAAAGGGTAGTGGAGAATTTTCCATTTCAAGATGCCAGCTTCCATTTCTTGGCTCTGGAGGAGCACATCGATCGTTACGATTTGGATAGCACTTTGCAGCAGGTGGTCGGCGATCGTCGAATCACCGTAACGCCGGTGAGCGATGTCACTGAGGGTGCAGCTTGTACAGCACTTCTTGCTGAAGACGTGCTCGATCCGTTTGATGAGCTATTGATTGCTAACTCAGATCAGTACGTGAGGTTCAGCACCTTCAACTTTGATCTACTAAGAAATTTCTCTTCTGTAGAAGGCGTTGTTTTCGCTTTCAATGCTATACACCCTAAGTGGAGCTTCGTTAGATTGGACGGACAGTCGGTAGTTGAGGTGGCCGAAAAGAAGCCTATTAGCAACATTGCTACATGCGGCATCTACTATTACCGAAAGACAGAAGATTTTTTGCGGTCAGCTCATCGTATGATCGAAAAGAATATTCGTACTAACGGCGAGTTCTATATTGCTCCTGTCTACAACGAGTTAATTCGCTCGGGAGGTACTCTGATACCTTTCTTTGTAGACGAAATGTTCGGTATGGGCACCCCAGAAGATCTGGAAACTTTTATTATGCAACGCGGTAGGCAGTTATCATGAAACGAAAGTTCGCGGAAGAGCAAAAACGTCGTGCGGCTACCGCACGACAAGGTCTGAAAAACGTCAACTATCGACCATGCTGGCTCCGCGATGAGGAGTCTGAAAATGTGCATGAGCGACGAAGAAAGGGCGATAAGATTAAGGTCCGGGGAACTACTGATTGAGAAAATGAATATCAGGGCTCCGAGAAAGCCAAAGGTTCTGGCGTCGTCGGTGATTCGATCACTGAATCGTGACGAATCGCACGGCGGAATCTATATCTGCGATTTTGAGACTGGCGAATTCGAAGAAGTCTACAATTGGAATGATCCTGATATAGACTGGAATGATCGCGGAGGAGACACCGGAGTTCGTGGCCTGACATTTTATGGCGATCTTTTGTACGCCATTGCTGGCGATGAGCTGTTTGCTTTTAATAAGAACTGGGAAGTGGTCGAACAGCATCGCAATCCATATCTTTGTCTTACCCACGAATCCTGGATTCATGGAGACAAACTTTACATTTGTGCGGGCGGCAGCAACAGTATTCTTGTTTTTAACTTGATTACTAAGGATTGGGACGCAAGCATTCAACACAAGGCTCCTATCGATGGTAATCATAAGGTCAATATCTTTAATCCAATAACAGGACAAGGATACGACGGCCCAATCGAAGGTGGATACATGCACACAGACAGTGTATGTATTGGCGAAATGATGGGATTTACTTGTGTTACTTACGCCGGTTGGAATACCAAGCCTTTGTTTGGCGTAAGCCTTGACTGCTTGAATGACCATAATGTTGGCTTGTCCGTGAATCCGATGCTTGAAGAACCCGCGATTGGCGGAACGCACAATCTTCGTCAGTATCAGGGTGGATTCATATACAACAAGTCTCACGAGAGCTATTCGTGCATCGAACTTCCTGGAGGAGAGAAGAAGGTTTGGTGCACTCCAAAGCAGAATCCTTTGGAGGTTACTAATTATATTCCTGATGGAAGTATTTGGCGTATGGCTTACGTCAGAGGACTTGTGGTTTGGCCAAACTCTAATTACTTTGCTACCGGATCTTCGCCTGCCGAAGTTTTCCTTTGGGATGCGAATATCGAGACTGGTCCGGTTTCAAGCGTGCGAATTTCCAATGACTTCCGCAATAGCATTTGTGGAATGACGAATTATGAGTGGTAATGAATGGCTAACTTCGATAGACTTAATCAATTCATACATGAAGAGTGCCTGGTAGACGTTGACGCATTTAACAAAGTGGGTCAAAAGCGTTTTGTTCGTGAGTGCACATTTTCTGGCTGGGGTGCAGCGGGCTTAATGAGGGTTCTCAATTACGCTCTTTCCGAATGTTTGGATGAAGACGAAGAGTATCTTGAAATTGGTACTTTTGGTGGCCGAAGTTTATGTGGTGCTCTTCAGAAGAATGAGGCACGGGCAAATGTTTTCGATCACTATCCATTTGAGTCTGGCGAAGAAGTTTATGCCGACTGGCTGAAAAACACTAAGGCGTGCGGACTCACTGATCGTATCAATTTTTTCAAGAAGAACTGCCATACTTTTGAAGGAAATTTGCCAAAGATTGGAGTTTTCTTCTACGACGGCAATCATGATTCGGGTCACACATACCACGGCTTGAAGAGATTTGCCAGATATTTAAGCGATCGAGCAATTGTGATCGTCGATGATTACGATATTCCTGGCGGCGGACAGCAGGTTTGTTTTCCTGGACATGCCCCACACCCTCTTCCTGTTAAGAATGATACTGACAGATGGATACGTGAGACTCCTCAGGCCACACTTCACGCGATAACACCTTGGACACACAAACAGGCGATCATTTCTTATGACAATTCTAATTTCGCATCGAGGTAACATTGAAGGATCGATACCTGAGAAGGAAAACACTTTCGAATATGTGCGAGCCGCGATTGACGAAGGTTACGATGTTGAGGTAGATATATGGCTCATCAGAAAGATGGGCAAGCTTCAGTTTATGCTGGGGCATGACAAACCTAAAGAGTCAATTCACGAATCATTCTTATTTGAGCCCAAACTTTGGTTTCATTGCAAGAATATTGAGGCCATGCTGGGTATTCAAAAATTGAGGGAAAAGGGTGCAAGCCATCTTAACTACTTCTTTCATAGGCAAGATGATTGTACGTTAACATCCCAGGGGTATTTTTGGACTTACCCAGGAAAACTTCTTACGCCTCACTCAATTGCTGTACTTCCAGAAAACGTTGGTCGGTGGAAGAATGTCAAGAAGGCCGCGGGAATATGCAGTGATTTTATTGGGAGATATGACAGTTGAAAGTATTGATAACTGGAGCACACGGATTCGTAGGCAGACACGTTCAGGACGAGCTTTCGGATTGGGATATTGTAGCACCTCATAGGTCTGAATTGAACTGCATGAGCACCTATGATATGATGGAGGCTTTAAGAAGAGAAAAGCCGGATGCAGTAGTTCATCTCGCCGCGACATGCGGGGGTATTGGCATCAACAAAGATAATCCTGGCAAGTTTATTTACGAAAATCTTGTGATGGGAATTAGCGTGCTGGAAGCTTGTCGCAATTTCCGTTATGTAAATAATCAAATTCATAATCCTCTTGCCAAGAAGGACACTCCTCGCGTTGTATTTTTGGGCACTGTTTGTCAGTATCCTAAGTTTACGCCAGTTCCTTTTAAAGAAGAGGAACTTTGGAATGGGTACCCAGAAGAGACTAACGCTCCTTATGGAATTGCCAAGCGTGCGGTCATGGAAATGGGCATCGCATACAATAAGCAGTACGAATTGGAAGTTGTCAACTTCTTGCCAGTGAATATGGCGGGCGAGTACGATAATTTCAATCTGTATTCTTCGCACGTAATTCCGGCACTGATTCGCAAGTTTGAGGAAGCTGGCAAACACGAGCCCGTCGAGCTGTGGGGAACTGGCTCTGCGTCGCGAGAATTCCTGTACGCGGGTGACACGGCAAAAGCTATCCGCAAGGCGATTGAGGGACCATATGTTGGTCCAGAGCCCATGAACCTCGGCACAGGACGCGAGATCACCATCAAGGATCTGGCCGAACGCATCAAGGAGGTTGGCGGCTACTCATCTTCTATTCTTTGGGATGATACTAAGCCTGATGGTCAGCCGCGGAGATGTTTAGATACTACCCAGGCTACCGAAAGGTTGGGGTGGACAGCCGAGACTGATATCGATGAGATGTTGAGCCGGACAATTCATTGGTATCGAGAAAACAAAGATGCCTAAGATCTCTTATCTTGTAGCTACATACGATACCGCTCAATGGCTGAACAGGCATATTCCTAATCTGATTGCACAGCAAGATCCAGATTTAGAAATAATTATCATCAATCATGAGTCCCCCAGTTATGATTTGGAGATAGCCAAGAAGTGGGAGACTCAAGACGATCGTGTTGTAGTTCTTGACGAGAAGGACTATGGTTGCTACGGTCCAGCCTGGATGCAGGGATGGCGTGTGGCTAAGGGAGATTTTGTTTGCAACAGTAATGTTGACGATTTTCATCACCCCCGGTTCAATGGCGTGATGCACGAACAAATTAGTCTTTCGATGAAGGACTACAAAAGAGGCTTTAAGAAGCACGATACAGCTTTTGCCTACTCAGGAATTCAAGTGTTTAATGAGGAAGGAATCATAATTGATGGTGGTCTGAAACCAGATTTTGATTTCGATATCTTTTCTCGCGAGTGCTGGGGAGGACCTCAAGTAGTCTGGAGAAATGATCAAGAGTTTAGGGATAAAGTAGATTTTGATCACTTATTAAAGAGAGCAAGTGTATTAACATCTGGATTTGATTATCACTTATGGCTCTACTTCATGAGTTTGGGTTATCATGGATACTGCGTACCGGAATTTTTGACTGGCTATACCCAAAGAGAGGACTCAGTTGAAAACTCTAATAAGTTGTTAAATAATTGGGACTCGCTAGTGTCTATTGCTGAATATTTTCCGCAAAATTTTGAGACTCATCTTTGTGATGTTGATGAATTTACGAGAAGGTGGCCTATGGTACCAAATAGAAGCAAGTGGACAGAGATAAAATCAAAAGGTTTGTCTTGGAAAGATGATTATGGGTGGCAAGCGTTGGAGTGAAGATGAGGTAAAGATACTTCGGAAAAACTACGGGCGTATGCCTCGTGGAGAGCTTTTGGGGCTATTGAACGGACGTTCGTATGACTCTATTTCCAATAAGGCATATAGTCTTGATCTCGCTGGAGATTCCCGGAATGCAAATAGAAAATACAACGTAAACTTTTTAGCTTTTTCGGAAGTTGATGCTGATTCAGCTTATTGGGCTGGATTTATTGCAGCCGATGGTCATCTAACAAAAAATTCTCAATTATGTGTGGGCATATCTAATAAAGACAAGCAGCATTTGCAGAAACTAAAGACCTATTTAGGTTATACTGGACCTTTACGTGAAGAGTGTAGGCTTACTAACTTTGGATCATTTGACAGGGTAGAATTGCGGGTACAATCAGTGGACGTTTGTCGTAATTTGCACGAAGTATTTTGTATCCCAGTTGGCCGCAAGTCTGATATTTTGACCGTTCCTGATATTGATATAGAGTTTTTGGTCGATTATATAGCCGGTTATTTTGATGGCGATGGATGTCTCTATGCAGACAAACGCGGCTATATTACGATTACTTTCGTGGGAAATAGGCGGTTCTTATGTCAGGTTAAAATAATCATTGATAAATATTTTGATATTAATACTGCTGAACCTTATCAAAATAATCAAGCGTCCGAAGCCCGAACGTATAGGATTCATGGTCAAAAGGCCATTGATGTTTTGAGTAGGTTTAATGATAATCAAAACGGCCTTAGGAGAAAACGAATTACATGAATTATACTTACGATTATCCGAGATACAAGATCACGGTTGATGTTGCTTGTACGAGGCAAAAGGCTGACGGAAGTGGTTCCGAAATGCTGGTTATCAAAAGATTGTGCGATCCTTATAAGGGCGAATATGCTTTGCCGGGAGGTAATTTGAACCCAAACGAGACTCTTGAGCAGTGTGGAGTAAGAGAGTTGAGGGAAGAGACTGGGATTGCAATCGAAGCTTGTAACCTTGTCCACGTTAATAACTACAGTCAGCTCGATCGGAATCCAGGCG